GACTTGCGGCGTGCCGGCTTGATCTCGTTCTTCGGTTCGAGTCGTTTCGTGCGCACCTCGACCTGTAACCTGTTGCTCCAGTCCGCATCGCGCAGTGCCTGACATACGCGCAGCACGATTATGTCGCGCGGTACTCTGCGCATTGCCTTCATGACCTTCTCCGCGCAGCGCCCCTTGTATTGCTGGATATTGATCAGCAGCACGGTCAGTTCAGCTGCCGGCAGCTTGCGCAATCCGATCCGCGTCGCAGTGACGACTTCGACCGGGTACTCGACCCGGTCGCGTGCCGCCTTCGCGACGGTGATCGAGTTGTACTTCCCGATCACCGTCATGTTGCGGAGGTCTACGAGATAGGCAATCACGCCGCCAGCTTCAGCGCCATGTCGAAGCTCTTCTGCTTGACGGCGACGCCTTTGCCGAACCATGCGTTGTTCAAGCGACCACCGGCAGAGCGCTCGGCGTTCTCGTAGTCCATGAACCGGGTAACTGCGTTGTGCAAGCCCCACGCGGTGTTCGCTGCGCCGAGGATGTCTTGACCGACAGCGTGCTGGTAGATGTTGACGATCTTCGCCAGCTTGCGCTCGACCAGCTTGTTCGTCAGATCGACCTCGTCCATCCTGCCATAGAACAGCTCGACGAAGTACTTGATCATCTCGTCGGGCGTTACCTTGCGGTCAGCCATGGTGCGAGCCTTGTAGATGTACTCGCTCCATGCGTTCGTCTCCAGCCCCATCTGTGCCTTGATCTTGTCGGCATTGAACACAGAGCAGTGCGGCACACGAACGTCAGCGCGTTCACCGTTCTCACCGATCGCGAGCGAGAAGGTATTGTTGCAGACTACCCGGATCGCGGTCTGTGCGACTGCGCTCGCCATGCGGCGGTCGTAGCCTGTCGCGAAGAGAACATACTGCCGGACCACATCGCGTCCCTTGATGCTCGCTTCCTCGCCTGTGCGTGCCAGTGCCCACACCTTGCGCCCGCCCTGCAAACTGCCGGCGGTTTCCATCTGCATGCCTTCGTTTTCCACGAGGCTGCGGTAGAACTCGATGACTTCGCGCGGCTGCACGATCTTGTAGTCATTGCCCACCATCGACAGGACCTTGTACGTATCGTCGCGGACCAGCGCCTTCGATCCTGCGACCTCCAGCTTCTCGCCGTCTGGACCGTCGATATAGGTCGGCACCTTGATCACGTTGTGCGTGAGTCCTGCCCTTTCGCACCATACGTCGAGACCCGCACCGGGTTCGAGGCGTTCGCCATGACCGTGCCACGGGGTTTCCCCGATGAATGCGATATTGTGGCGGTTGTTACTGGTATCTATTTGTGCTGCCATTGTCGTGCCCTCTTTCTGTGTGTGAATGAATGTTACGCTTCTATTATCGACAGCCACGGATAAAAGTCAAGCATTATTTTACAGGTCATAACTTTCCTGTGTCGTGGGGTCGAGAATGTACAGGTTCTGCTTCGCCCGGGTCAGACCGGTATAGAATACCCGGTGCTCGTCATCCGGGGACATCTCAAGACCGCGGCTTGTGCGGTACGAGATGTCGGTCATCAGTACCACGTTGTCAGCCTCGCCGCCCTTGACACTGTGGATCGTTCCGATGTAGATCGACGGCTCCTCGTTGAGCTTGTGCCCGTTGCGCAGGACCGCCTGATAGTACTGTCGATCCGCGTCGCCGATTGTCAGCAGCGCGTCATACCACGGTGCCTCGAACGCGTATCCCATCTGCGCGATATGCTTCTGCGCGTAGCGTTGAGTCTCGTCGAGTGCCCCGGGCTTGAATCGATTGTGCCCGAGGTACTTGTTCAGGTGCACGACGTCTTCGGCAGAAACGTCCTTGCCATTGCGCACACGCTCGTGGATCAGGATCGCGCGAACCTCGTCAGCATCGAGAGACGAACCGCTGCTCGTGCGGAACGGATGCCCGGACGCTTTGACCTCTTCCTTGAAGTCGTTCAGGAAGAAGTGACTGCGCGCGAGGATCATCCAGCTGCCATTACCATAGTCGAAGTCGTCGAAGGCATTCGTGCGTATCACGTCGCCGCGGTGCTCTGCGCATGTCCAGTTCTTCGCGTACCTGTGCGCGATCTTCCCGGAGACTTTGTTCGCGAGGTCGTACACCTCCCGCGGTAACCGGTAACTGTGCGGCAATACTTCCGGGTTTTTGCTGAGTCGCAGGAAGTGCTCGATATCGGCGCCACTCCACCGGTAGATCGCCTGATCATCATCGCCGGCAATGTAAATCTCCGGGACAAACTTGAACGCGTGACGCGCAAGCTGCCACTGTCGCGCGGACAGGTCCTGTGCTTCGTCGATGATCACGACATCCAGATCGACCGGGTTGCAGTTCTGCTCGTAACGATCAAGCATATCGTCGAAGTCGATCTTGTACATGTCGCGCTTGAAGTTCGCGAAGCTCTCGGCGAAGTACTGCAGCTCGAACCATTCCACACCCTCACCGGTCTCGTGCCACGCTTCCTCCAGCGTCTTACACGTCGCGCGCGAATACGCCAGTATCTGCATCATCTTGTCGCCCTCGCCGCCGGCAACCATCGGTCCGTCCATCGAGATGTACGCGGAGAAGTTCATGCCGACCAGTTCACCGAAGGCGAGCATGTCCTTGCGTCCCATGACCTCCGCCTGCCGTACGCCCGCCTGAGCGTACGCCAGAGAGTGCAACGTCCGGAAGTAAGGCAACGACGAAGGCTGCAGACCGAACCGGGCGCATGCGCGCTCTGCGGCCTCTCTAGCTGCCTTTCTGGTGAATGACACGAACCCGATACGCGCCGGCGAGATGCCCTGCTCCAGCTTCTCCGCCACGATGTTAATCAGTCGCGTCGTCTTTCCTGTCCCCGGTCCTCCGAGGATCAGTGTCATGTCGCGAGTCCTAGCCATAGAGCACGACCTTCACCGGTTCCACCCTTCAGCTTCCCGCAGTGCTTTCTTCCAGCCCTTCTGCCACTCTCTGCGCAGATGCTCCGGGATGTCCGCCGGCGGTTCCTTGAGACCGAGCGCGTAATCACTGAACCCTCTCTCCCATGCGACGCCGCTTTGCATTCCGGTGTCCGCCGGCTTGATCGTGAAGCAGCCGTTGTGCCCGAATATCTGCATCGCGGTCCACATGTCCGTCACGATCTCGTCGCCGCATACGTAGTCAGTGCGCCCGCCATATTTCGCGTCGTGCGCGTTGATGATCTCCGCGCCGCCCTCGGTCAATATGATTGTAATTTTCTCGATCATTTCTCGATCCCCGAGTTCATCCATCTGTTGAATATAAACAGCGCGGCGATGCAGATGCACGCGACGCCGATAGCAGTGAGAACATCCTCTCGCGCCATAGGCTCGCGTGGCGGTTTATCCGGGCAGACGCACTCGCACGTCTGTGTCTCCTGATAGCTATCGCCTGAGCTGCCGAGCATGAAGCCCGTCGTGAATCCTATCGGGTCCATCGCTTTCTCCCTTTCTGTCTGTGGTTGACCATACTGCGCCGCATTGCGTGCACATCCAGTACACCATACCATCGACCGTCCCGATGTGTCTAGTCCTGAAGCCCAGCTTCTCGAACTTGCACTTGTGCATCAGAATGGCACTTCGGGTATTGCTGCCGGCGCGTGCTTACTATCCTGCTGCACGAACTCCGCGACAGACCAGCAGCGTACGCACTTGCCCTTGATCTTGAACTGTTTCTCGGTGATCGCGAATTCGTCCTTCAGTGTCGCGAAAATCTGCGGACCTGTGTACGCGCGGAACTTCTGCTGCTCCAGATATTTGAAAAAGTCCGTTGACCTGAAATACGTCACACCGTCCTCGGTCCACGGCTTGCCCATGAGTAATTCGTCGCGAGCGCGCGCTTGCGCTTTCGTCGTGCAGAATTGCTCGATGTAATAGCACAGCTGTCCGCGCGGGCTGGCATCCTTCGGTGCGTATATGATATCGGCTTCCTTTAACAGCCGCCCGATCAACCTGTCCCACGCTTTCGTGCCGATCGTTGTCGGCATAACGGTCAGCGATTCGATCACGCGCTTTTTGAATCGCGGCTGCGACATAAACTCCGCGGTCTCCATCTGCATGCGGATACCGTTCACCGACATAATCCACATCGGCGGCTCGGTGTCGATCTTCGTCATCCCATCGATCAGTACGCCCGGGTCATCCGATCCGCCACCATTGCCGATGCCGTACTTGCGATGCCGGCAGAGGTCTTTGTTGCAGTGGTTGCACAGCGGCGGAACTTCGCACCGGTAGAAGTAGTCCTTTTTGCCGAGCTGTTTGATGATCGTGTTCATCTCTTTGCGCGGCAGCGGCGGGTGGCACAGCTTTTCGTTCAGTGTGTCGAGCTGCGGCTCCCACTTTTCCTGCTCCTCGCCATAGCGGAGCTTCGCATAAACGCCGAATGAAAAAATGGAGTCGTTACGCCCGCCTTCCGGTATACCATTTCGCGCCAGTACCTGCAGGCATGGCGGCGCCTCTTCGAGTAGCTCATGTTCGGGTACCTTTATCTTCGCGATTTCTTGTTCTGATACTTTCGCATTCTCTGCGATCTGCAGGAAGTCCTCGATCGACGTTATCGGCGCGCCTTCGATCACAGCGTACCGGGTCGTGCGGTCCGCGTCGAAGTACGGCATGTTCAGCCAGTTGCCGGTGTCCTGTTTTGTCGCGAGGTTCTCTTGCTTGGGGAAAATCTCGCAACCCTCATATCCGAGAATCTGTGCGCAGATCAACAGGGCGCGACGTACCACCTTGCAGGAGGTCGCTTCCTTCATGAACAGCATCAGGTGCGCGCCGCCCGACTTACTGCGGCACACGATCAGGGGGAGATTATTCTTGACGACGCGGTGACTCAGCGCCTCGACGTCGAGGTTGTAGATGTCAACATCTATGCAACCCCAAACGCAGGTACCATCGTCGCGAATAGGAACGATGCCGACACCGTCCCGCCCGTCGAGGTGGTCCTGCCATACCTGTTCGTCGGCAAGGCCGCTCGCGGTGTAGGCGTTACCGCCAGCCTTACCGCGTTCGTTGACCTCACCGTTCAGGGTGTATTTGCCATACGCACGGTCGAGACCTGCGAACAGGTCCATCATGCGGGCAGCTGTTGTCCTTTCTGTTTCTGCCATCGTAGGGACAGGGACCGCGTGAACGGTCCCCGCCTCTGCCTGCCTCCCTTGTTATGTTTAGAACGGGATGTCTTCGCTCGCCGCTTCTCCAGCAACGCCGCCTTCGACGTCGTCATGCTTGACAGTCGCCGCTCCGGCACGGATGTCGTCGCGGAACTTGCGCGCTTGCTTGTACATCACCGCCTCTGCCGGGTTCGCCGGGTCAATATAGCGATCATGCGTGATGCGGTAACCGTACCAGCTGCCCTGATCGTTACTCTCGGCTACAGTGCGCAGCCGGAAGATCGACGCGAACATCGCGGGATTGTACATGCTACCGTCCGCGCGCTGCTTCAGCAGGTTCTGCATGCCGGTCATCCACGCCTTTGACTTTTTCGTCTGCGTGCTCTGCATGCTGACAACCGCGGGCATCGCTACACCGACGTCCTCGTTAACGATCAGGACGAAATGCGTCCGTGTGTCGACGAGCTGATTGCCGTTCGGCAAGATGTCGCGATTCTTCATGTCGCGCTGACATGTCTGCAGGAGCTTGACGCCCTCTGCGACATCATGTTCAGCAACGAAGCCGCCGCCATTCTCGCGCGTCTTCCACTCGATAAACGAGCGCTTGAAATGGCACGGAATAACAGGCACGCCGTCGGTCTTGCCGTCGTAACGCTCAAGTGTAGCGGAGTTGATATATTGCCCCGGCTTCGCTTCCTCGTCGTATTCGGCTTTCGTTTCGTCGCACTGTGGCGATCCCTTCTGCAGGATGCGCAGGAACGGTACAGCAAAGCTGTCGACGTCGGCGTCTTCAAAACCGCCGCCGATATCGTCCTCGAAGTTCACGACGTCCGTCGATATCGCCGTGTTAGCCTTCACTGCCGGAGCATTGCTGATGTCTTCTGCTGCTGTTTGGTTCTTTGTAGTCATGTGCTACTTTCTCCAGATGTTTGCCGACCTTTGAAACCCGGGCCAGCTCGCGGGCGTTAAACCGTTATCTTTGCTTTCTTCTCGAAGTGCACACCGAACAGGTCGAGCGGAACATCGACACCATCCGCCAGCATTTCCTTGATCGCGGACTTGACGCTGCCGGTGTTGACGTTCTCTTCTGTCTTGAACTCCAGCATGTTCGCGTCCTTGAGAACATCGACCAGTGCGCTATATTTCTCCGCCTCACCGCGTCCGAAGGAATAGGTCAGTATCCTCCGGACAAGCGCTTCCTGCCCGTGCTCTACCAGCCACGCGCAAGCCGGCTTTTTGTTCTTCGCCGAGATGCTCGCATACATGTCCTCGGTGATCTCGATCTGTTCACCAGTCGCGAGTCCAATAGTCGACAAGCCGATCGATGCGAGCAGTTCCGGGAGGTCGACCGCCTGTACTTTATGCAGTCGCGCCTTCGCGACCTTGAGTGCTGCGTCAGCCGCCTCGACTTCCTTCTGCAATTTCAGCTGCAGCTTCGCCAGTGCCGCGACGTTCGCCAGCTCGTTGTCGGTGACGTCCGCAACATCTTCGAAGGTATCTTCAAAGTCCTCGAATGTTTCCATGTGTTACCCCTTTCTGTTGTAGTCTACTGGAATCACGATATACTGCCGCGATCGTTTATCCCATTGCAATATTTTGTACCGCCCACGGTTATGATATGCCGCGTAAAATCCAGCCGCCAGCATAGCCGGCGGTGACCCGGTCGGCAAGATGTAGTCGTCGTCGCAGAAGTTGCGCAGCGCGTACCGCAGCTTGTCGTTCATCGGAGCCGTCGCGAGCATAACAGGCCCGGGCGGCAGAAGGATTTCTATGTCACCATAAACCGCTGCCGGAGTCAAATCGAAAACCGGCTCGAAGTCCCCAGTCACTTTATTCCGGCGAACCGGCTCCTGCACTACAAACACTTTTCCTCTTGACATAAGTCTGCCTTTCTGTTTAGAGCATATCCAGCACAGTATCGGCTAGGCTCTCTTTGGAGTAGAGCACATTCCGCACGCTGCTGTCAAGGGAGTCTTCGGCTTCAAGGTCGACGTAAATTACACTCCTATCCTGCCCGATGCGGTGCGCCCGGTCCTCGCTCTGTAGTCTGAAGTCGAGCGAGTAGCTGTTCGAGTAATAAATCACGTATGATCCCGCGGTCAATGTCAACCCGCGCCCGCCGGCTGCAGGGTTCGCGACAAAGAATCGCGCCTGCTCTTCCTCCGGGATCGGGACGATCGACTTCGAGCCGTCCGGATTGTCGACGGTGCGCTCACCTTGAAAGCGCTCTTTCGCCTCTTCGCGCGCATCATCGCTGACGTCGCCATAATACATGACGACCGACTTGCGTCCGTACTTCTCCGAGATCGCGTCGCGTATCTCTTCGATCTCCGGAACGAAGCAGCTCCAGATAATGACCTTCGACTCGGTCTCCGAGAGCAGTTGCATCAATGCCGCGATGCGTGGGTTCTCTTTCTTGTGGACGCGATGCACGGTGCCGGCTTCGTCCGTGAAGAACCCGCCGATGATCTGTCGCATGCGCAGCAGTTTCGTCAAGCCGTTTTCGATCTTTGTCTTCGTGCCGAGTCCAGTGATCGCGTCGAGCAGTTCGTCGTCCGACATGTCCGGGGAGAACAGGTCTGGTACCTCTTGTTTCTTCAGGTACACGACGACCTCGGTCTTCGCGTCTTCGTACAGCCGGCGCTGCTCTGTCGTCATCTTCACCGGGTACGGGTCCATGTAGATTTTGTCCGGTAGATCGAGGCAGTCCTTCTTCCTCTTGCGGTACGTGTACGGACGGATCGCGTCGGTCAGCTCGTCGAGGTTGCGGTATCCGACAAGGTTCTCGAACGATGTCTGCATGCCGCGCTTCGTCTGTCGCGGGACGCGCAGGTCGATCGTCTCGTATTCCCCGAAGTGCGCGCGGAATGACGCCGCGGTGCTGAAGCCGATGATGTCCTTGCTCAAGAATCCGAACTGACTGTACAGGTCGAACGGTCCCTGCGTGATCGGTGTCCCTGTCGCGATGCGCCGCATTTTCGCGTGAATGCCCATGTTCACGATCGCCATCGTGCGCGTCGCGCCGGGAGTCTTGATGTCGGACGACTCGTCGATACACATCAGGGTCGCGAACGAGTTCAGAACCTTGCGCGCAAATTTCCTGCCCTTGTCAGTCTGGAAGGCGTCGACGTTGATCGCGATGATCCGCATCACGTGAGACGGGAGCGCGAACATCTGGTCGAGTGCGCGCTTCTCCGCGACGCGTGCCCGGGAGTTCCAGTATCCCGACACGTGCTGCACGTAGTCCGGGAGGTGTATCGGGATTTCCTTGTTCGTCCAGTTCCTGTGGACGCCGTTCGGCGCGACGATCAATAGGCAGTTGATATTGCCCCGGGCGTACTGGTACGCGGCGGTGTCGATGATCACCTTCGACTTGCCGGTGCCCATCTCCATGAGCAGGGCGAAGTTCGGCTCGTCGCGCGAGATCATGAACGCCTCGTGCTGGTGAGCGTACGGCTCGGTCTTGTATACGTAGTCGATCTGTTCCATGTCTGTCCTGTATGTCTGACTTTCTCGCTGCAGAAGTCTACGCGTAAGTGCCTGAAAAGTAAAGCCCATAAATTATTTTGACTTTTTTGCTAAATATCGCTTGACTTTTATGCGTAGCGGGCGATAATAGAACCATAGACGTTACATTCAGAAAGACAGAAAGAGGACACGACCATGACAACATTACTCGCCATCGCAACCGCCGCAGTAGTCATCACAACCATCGCCATCGTGCTGCGCTACGAAGCCGCCCACAGCGGCCACGACTACAACGCACATCCTTGGTACTAAGGGGAGCACCGTGATCAAGTTCAAGACATTACCTTACACCGAAGCAGCCCTCGCCGAGATCGTCGGCGTCGGCTTCTGGCACGACAACGAGAGCGACAAGCGCGGGCGCGGGTTCAAGACTGTCGCCGGCGCGAAGCGCTCGGTCAATGCCTTCTGGGACGACGGCGAAGACTATACCGCCTACATCATCGGTCCGAACCCGGTCGGACGCTACGAAGTGAAAGTAATTTGAAAATAATGCTTGACTTTTATGCTGGCATGCCGATAATAGAATCAACAGCAACGCAAACAGAAAGAGGACACGACCATGAAAACGACCCACGACTTCAACACCGCCTTCGTCAAGTTCTTCGTCGGCCTGACTGACAAGCTCGACGCACACTGGAAGGCAACCATGCCGGCTGACTTCCCACAGGACGAGGTCCGCGCAGAAAACGGTCGCCGGTATGTCAAGGTCATCGTCGGCACCTCGGTCTATGCCTTCCTCGACAAGACGAACGGCAATGTCCTGAAGCCTGCCAGCTGGAAGTCGCCGGCGAAGCACGCCCGCGGCAACATCTTCAAGGCGGACAGCGGCCTGAACTGCTGCGGACCCTACAGCGTTGCATACCTGAGATAAGAGGACACGACCATGAGAGCATACATCACACTGAGAAACGACGCGATCCTTGTTTACTTGAGCATGAACACGGACCTTGACAAACCTGACTATGAAGTGCGCAGCGCTGAAGACTGGACGCTCGTCCTCGCGATGCTCAAGGCTGCGGGAGTCTACCACATGAGCTGCTCGTCTTCGATGGATTTTCCGATGGACGAGACCGACGACGTCGCGCTGCAGGACCTCGCGCGCACGATCCGGGCAGGGAGGGTTTGACATGTTCGGCAACCTTGGCATCCATACCCTGAAGTGCCCGACCGGCAAGTATACGCTGGTCGGCACGCTCCCGGCTGACCTGCTCGTCTTCTACGCTCCGCCGACTACGGCAGACGTCATGGGCGGGCGTGTAATGACACACAACGGCGTCACAAAGGCATACAAGGCGCCCGTCTTCGATACCCTTGCCGAGGCTATTGCCTACGTCGAGGACCGCGGACACAAGCTCACAGGAGGGCACAGCGATGTATAACGAATCCGTATCTATTCGCATGGGACAGGTGCAGCTCGAACTGGAACAGGTTCTCAGCCGCGACATGCTGGTCCGCGACATCGTCGACCACGTGCTCAAGGCATCCACGAACGCCGACCTGCCGTACCGGTGCTTCTCGATGCTGGAGGCGTGGGCACTGAGGACATACGCATGAAGCACGAGTACGCACCCTGTGGCATATTCACGGAACAGTGGCGGAACCCTCCGCCGCCGTTCAACCCGGACGCCGATCCGCGCGCTCGCGACAAGTTCGCCGCGGTCACCGCGTCCATGGAACGCGACGACTTCTACACGACGCACACCCGGGAGGAGTGTCGCATCGAATGGCGCCGGCGGTACGATGCGCTAGACTGAATCACTTGGTCGTGATCATTCGGCGGACTTCGGTCCGCCTTTTTTTTTTGACTTTTTTGCAAAATAACGCTTGACTTTTATGCTGGGGTGTCGATAATAGAATACAAGAGACACGGAAACACTAACCCAGAGGACACGACCATGAGCAACCTGACCATCGCCAACACCATCCTGAACCAGATCGGAGGCACCCGCCGCCTGAACGTCATGACCGGCGCGAAGGACTTCATGGCAATCGAGAACGGCGTCCAGTTCCGCATCGGCAAGAACAGCAAGAGCGTGAACATCGTCCGGGTAGTCCTGAACGCACTGGACCTCTACGATGTCGAATTCGGCCAGATTCGCAAGGTCAAGGGAATCCCGACCTACATCGTCCGCAGCAGCGTCAACGATATCTACAACGACATGCTGAAGGGCGCCATCGAGAACGGCACCGGCATGTACCTGAGCTTCTGATCAACCGCTACAGCCCCCTTCGGGGGGCAGAGGACACGACAATGAAAACCTACTTCGTAAGCAATACCGGATATGTGATCGAGTACGACGCTGTGAAACTGACCGAGAAGTCCGTGTTCATCGCCGACGGTACACCGAACGGCAGACGCGAAGCGCGCTGGAAGAGCGGTATCGGCTGGTACTGCGACAACAAGCGCGACGCTGCTATGGCAGGGGTCGCTGCCGCCGAACTGCGCATCAAGGCGTACGAGAGACAGATCGCGCAGTGCAAAAAGTATATTGCAGAAAACAAAGCCGAACTGGGGTTGCTCGACTAGGTGTTGACTTTTATGCACGGGTATCCGATACTGGAATCACTGAAGCAAATCACTAACCACTGAGGACACGACCATGAACCCACAAGGCAAAGCAACACCGATCACAGTACTTGCACCGCGCGCATGCCGGTGCCAGATTTGCAACCGGATTATCAGGAAGGGCGAACCCGCGCGATTCCTCGGCGGATTCCGCTACGCCTGCCCTGACCATCGTTTCATCTAACCACGAGGACACGACCATGAGAACAGAACCCAAGATCGGCGACAAGGTCCGCAGCTTTGACTTCGCAGAACCCGGCACCACATGGGGCCGCGGCCTGCTCGGTGAAGACGAGCGCGCATCCTACGTCGAGGGCACGATCGTCGACATCGTCGACGGTCCCGACGGCGTCGAGCGCTACCAGATCGAATGCGACCTGCGCGTCGCCGGCAACCGCGTACGCGAGCAGGACTTCGGGCGCATGTACTTCCCGCCAGTGAACGGCACCCCGACACTCGGCGGATACTTCACCGCGTTCGTCGACGTCATCGAGGAGGCGAAGTAATGGCACGAGCAACACGTAAGAACTGCAACGCCCTGTTACTGCCGCTCGGCTACGAGCTGCAGTACAACAGGCGCGACCGGTACTACTACTTCGCGCCGTTACGCGACGATGTCCAGCAGATCAAAGAACAGGGACTCTACGGATGGACGCTGTCGCTCAACACACCGGTGCAGATACGTGACGAACTGCTCCGCCGTATGGAGGCCCGCTAACAATGGCAACATGGCACCAGCAGAGAGCAGGCCGCGTACTGACGCCCGCCGGCAAGTACACTGTGGTCACCGATCCACCGAACCAGCTCCGCACGCACATGGTCTTCGGAACAATGGAGGAAGCACAGACCTACCTCGTGAACCTGAGCAAGAACCAGCCAGACAAGCACCAGTACTCGTATATCATCTTCCGGCAGTGATACAGAACCTCGGGGGTTGCACGTACTCTCCGAGGTGCCGTATCATCGCGCGCGCGCATATACAGGAACGCGATCCAAAAATCAAGACTTTTCTGGCCGCGCGCGCCCCTTTTTATGGACGAAAAAGGTATCAGCAGGTATCAGCAAAGTATCAGGGAATTTCTGCTGCAAGCTGTTGATCTCTCTCGAAAAGCATCAGCAGCATCACGGTATCAGCCGATTTTTCATTTTTTCGACCGATGCGTTTTTTCGATTTCACGTGATACCTGATGCGCGTGATACCTGCCCGCATAACGCGCGCGCATAATGATCCTGTTCTCGGCTCCTGTGGCGCTCTACAGGGCGGTCTGACCGTCTAGGACATACACTGGCGTCACTTCGAGGTAGATCGCCCGCTGTAGGCGCCCACAGGCGGCTTAAAACAGGATTCCTAGCCGCAATCTGCGATGAGTTTCCACCACCCGGAAGATTCCGGCTTTTGCCAGCCAGAATGCCCGGACGCCGGGTTCGGTATCTGCTGATACCTTGATGCTACCTTTTCGGGTTCCAGCGTGTTGAACTGTTCGAAAAGTGGAGAGGACCCAAGATATCCAGTGTCCCCCATTTCTCCCCACCCGTGAGGATTTTTCCAGCGCCACGGCATCAAGTCAGTGACACGACCCCACCACTTGCCGACCGTCGTGATGTTGTCCTTCGGATTCCAGAACACCGTGACCTTCTCGACCTTACAGTCTGCCGGCGGTTCCCACTTGTTGCCGAGTGCCGGCTGGATCAGGACGATCCGCCCGGGTTGCACGCCCAGCGCGACGAGTCTCGCGACAAGTGCGGCGCCATTACTGAAGCCGACCAGCGTGTCCCCGGGCTTTACTGATGGATAGATCAGGCGCGCGAGGTTCGCATTGTTGCGCACCGCGACAAGGTCCCAGTGCCCGTAGTCGTGAATGCGTACCCTATAGCCGAGATCAGTAAGGCTCGGAACAAGCCGCGTTATCTTCGGCGCCTGTAGTGGATGGTTCTCGTTGAAGCCGTGTATTAAATGAACTGTTTTCGGCATTGCCTAACCCTCGGAGATTGACACTCGCGCCGCTCGCGTCGATGTAATAGTCACGCGTCACGTTGAACGAGCACCCTCCCACGAGCGCCGCAATCAAGGACAACCTTACGACCAGAACAGCCATGTCTCGCTATTCCGTCGCTTTGTCAGGCCGGCAACGACCTTGCCCCCTGCCTTGTTCCACCGCGGGAACTGTCGCGCTGCATCGATGTACTCGCCATCGTTCAGCAGTCGCAGCAGTGTCGACTTGCGCAGTGCGCCGGTGCCGACGTTATAGGTGAAAGATACCAGAGCATCGAACATGCCTTGCGTTATTGGCACCTTGACATTGTACGCGACAGCACGGATCGCGATGTCTGCATCCTGCCGCAGCAGTGCCTCGCCCTGCTCGATGGTGATCCTGTCCGGGAACTCTTCGCCGTCCTTGATCAAGTGCCCGTACCCGATCGTCGGATAGCCCGCGACATCGTTGTACACATGATCGCGCCAGCCTTCGAACTGCTTCAGGTGTTCGAGTCCCGCCTTCGATATGTCCGCCGGGTTGTCGCCCGCGACGCGTGTCCTGTCACTGTGTCTCATCGTGCATGCCTCTGGTTATTGCTCGATCATCGTGCCGCCTGATCCAGTCCTTGATTGATTCGATACTCTCAGTCGATGCCTTGTGCCCGTTGATCAAGTGATCTTCGACATTCCTGTCCAGTACTTCGACATCGCGCTCGATGCGTGACAGGTCCCGGATATAGCCCTGCGCGCCGAAGCCTATGACAACGAACAGCAGCGCAAGTGCGGATAGGTAATTCGCCCACGGCGTGCGGTCGCGCTGCTGGATAGCGTCGCGAAGCCCGTCGATGTGCTTGTACAACACCTCGAACTGGTCGCTGGTGTTGTCGAACTGAGAACGAACGGTTGTAACGAAGGCATCGACCGTCGCTTCGAGTCGTGCCATGCGTCCTTCTAAATCTTGCGGTTCGGCCACTTCTATATCCTCTTGTTATGCTGTTCCCTTCGTATAATGATCCGCGACTTGTGCGGCTGTTAGCGCTGTCGCGTAGACCGCGAACTCGTCGATGGTACCTGTTAGTGCGTAGTTATTTGTTCCTGTACCGTATCCGACGCACAGATCGGATGCGTTCGAGAAACACGACGGCGTCCATGTTGCACTAGCAACCGCGGACCCGTTAACATATACGCGTTTCTTGTCGGATGCGTTATCATGTACTGCAACCACGTGATACTTTGCACCGTCGTTATATGCTCCGCTTGTTGTCAGCGCGTGATAGCCTCCGGGCGTACCGTCGGAATTTGTCTCGTATACGATATTCCCCGACGAATTAAGCTGCAGGGCGTATTCCATCCATGTCGTGCCGTCTTGACTCTTCGTGCATAGCTTATTAGCGGCGAGCGCTGCTGTTGTCGAGAACCAGCACTCAATAGAATGGTTCCCGGCGTGATCGAAGCAGTCAACGTCCCCAAAGTTAACACCGGACTCTATAAACTGTCCGCCCGTGTTCTTTAGCGCGTGCGTGCCGTCGCTAACTAACGGCGCAACACTGGAGCATAGGCTGCTGACATATACACCATTGAAGGTTCCGACTACCGTGGAAGCCACGGTTCCAGACGCGCCGACATCATTGAAGCGTACGTACAGTGTCGCTCCGTCGTTGATAACAGCAAACGGGTATGACGCGGACGGATAACGCGTACCGTTGTCATACAGCATGGCGGTCTCGTAGTGCGTTGCGACTTCCGCGCTGCTTAAAGCATGCCCGTATATCGATACGCGATCGATGTATCCATCGTACCATGCGTCCGGCGTACGCGATGCGCCGATGGTGTTGTAGTCCGATCCTGATACCTTGTTCAGTGTGGACGGCGTAGTGCCACTAGCAACCACAGACCCGTTAATGTATAGCCGTTGCGCGCCGCTCTTCTTGAAAGTGCCGACGATATGGTTCACGGAGGACGCAACGATCCCCGCGGTGATCTCCGTGCCGCCCGTACCGTTTACCAAGAATCCGACCGTCGACGCCGTAACTAACCGGAACCTGAAGTACGGAACCTGCGCGTTCAATGTAAAGAAGCGCTGGCCTGCTGATACGGTGCTGCTCTTAATTATCATCTCAGCACTGCCGCTCGTGTAGGCTGGGAGCGCAGTTATCGACCTTATGTAATCATTGCTGCCATCGAAGTGAAAGCATGCGGAGCCGATTGCCGCGAGCGGAGTTGAAGCGATCGTCGCGCCGACGGCGGTATAGTCATACCCCACGTTCACAACGCTGCGCGTAGCGCTTGCCGACGCTAATGCCTCGAACGGCAGATACGTGACAGCAAGGTCACGAATGCACACGAATGGATGCGTCCCCTCTGCGTACCCGTTGCCGCGCGCCCAGTGTTCCGCGATCTTCGTAGCTGTCAATGCCGACGCGTACACCGCGAAGTCGCTGATGTATCCGTTAGCGGAGCCGTTAACAGTGCCGGAGAACTTGTACCCGCCGATAATGACATCAGCCGATCCGTCCATGCCGCCGGGATGCACGGTCGATGCGTCCTGCTGCACGCCATTCACGTACAGAACAGAATCCGTTCCGTCGTATGTGTATGCAGCATGGTACGTGGTCGTTGACGTGATCGTGTTCGGGCACGCAAGTACTGCAGCGCCGGCGGATGCGGAATAAATATCCAGCACCCTCCCGGTCGTGATCCTGAAGTGCGAGCGGTTCGAATCGATATCGTGGATCGATCCGACGTGCCGATTACTACTGAAGTTTTTCGGACGGAACCATGCTTCGGCTGTGCGTATAGGAACAGACGCTGTTCCGATGTCGTTCTTGTATAGTGCTGGATTGCTCGTACTGCCGGCACCGGTGCCGCTGAAGTACGCGCACAGCTCCAGCGCATCCGTGAGTGCCGACGCCTGCGGATTGATCTTGCCGCTGTTTATCGCGCTGACGTAAGTCTCGCGTCCCACCGTGCGCTTCATGGTTGCAACGGATGATTCGTCGAGCCTCCAGTATGCCGTCGCGCCGTCGCGAATCACTTCGAACGGATACGTCGATGATGCGTACCCTTTGCCGTGCGCGTAATGCGCGCGCACCGTTTCTTCAGTGATTGCCGTCGCGTACATTGCAACCTGATCGAGCACTCCGTCGACGTAAGGTGTCCCGGTGTCGGCTGTATGCCGGCGTCCGATCACAGCGCCATCCGTTCCGGTCGTGACGACGCTCGTGGTTGCTGCCGATGTCGCGACCTTCAGCCCGTTGAAGTATACGCTTATCGCGGACGCTTCCTTGACGCCAACACAATGCACCGTTTCGCCCAGCGGGAACGCATTCGCATCCGTTGCTTCCACCCATACGCTGCCGGTATAATACCCGCACGACAGGTTCGTGGCTGACGACGCGCCGACTGTATTGCTGAACCCGAGCGCGTACGCAACAGGATCGGCACCGCCGGTATACACTTCCGAAATGATTGCAGCCGTCGGCGTGCTCGCGGATGCGTACACCCACGACTCCAGCGTGAAGCGCTGCCCTAGATGCGGAGCGCTCGCGATCGATATATAGTCAGCTGTGCCATCGAAGCGGACCGCCGTATTCCCGGACTCCTGTATCAGGCTGGTGGTGCCCAGTGAAACGCCGCCCGTGTATGCTCCGTCGCGATTACTCAGGCCGACTTCGCTGTATGCGGTACTTCCTGCTACCTCGTTCAGTCTCCAGTATGCTTCGGGACCGTCCGCGATTATCCTGTACGCGTAGTCGTCTTTCTGATGCCCGATGCCGATTGCATAGTGTCCGCGAATCGTACCGTCCGACAATGCCGATCCATAAACAGCAACGTCGGATATGTTCCCATCGAAGTATGGATGCGGACCTGCAGCGTCGTGACGCTTCCCGACATACATGCCATCGTTGCCGCCCGTTGCGCACGATGCCGTAACAGAACTGCGCGCTATGCGCACACCATTCTGGAACAGTTTGAATACCTTGCCCTGAGCCTTGCCTACGACGTGCAGAACTGTATTGAGCGGGAACGGTGTCGCAGCCGAGCACGTGTACCATGCAGCCCCGGTATAATGCGCGAATGTCAGGATGGTCTTGCCGTCCGCAGCGGTAGGTGATAATCCCAGTTCGTACTTGATTACACCGGAGCCGGGGAAGTGATCACTGATGATGCCGCAGTTCGGAGAACTCGCAGAACAGTACACCCACGCCTCGACCACGGCATTCGCCCCAGTGTTCGGCGACGACGTGTTGACAACGACGTACCCGTTCGAACCGTTCAGATTAACTGATCCCAGCAGGGTGCTTGCCAGTGCGGATGCATGCGTATATCCGCCGCTGTATGTGCCGTCCCATGCGGTACTTGCCAGATTGTTCGCGGCGGTGCCTGAACCCTCGGCCAGCGTGAAGTACAGCAGGGGCAGGTCCAACAGGATCGCGCTCGCGTATGTGAGCACGGCAGCAGGAGCTGGTGAGCTTCCATAGTTCGGGTTGTACCCGCCGGCTCCCCATCGCGCGCTATTCGCGACGAACTCAAAAATGTGCGGTCTAAATATACGCATCATGCAAACTTGCCGCCGGCTCGTGAACCGTACCACGTTGCGCCGGCGTCCTTCGTCACGAAGGTCCACATGTCTTCCGCGCTCGCGTTAGCGGTTACAGTCGAAGCCTGCCCGCTGGCGTACACGGCGTTCACAACATTGAAGGTCCGGTTTCCGGTAGCGTCCTGCCGGGTGAATACCGTAGCGGATACCGCCTTGCCGCTCGCGACGTTTCCGAATACGACGCTCGCGTTAGCAGTCAACGGCAGGTCGAATACGTTAGCACTTGCAAGGGACAGCGTCGTGGTACCCGCCGCCACGGACGCCGTGACGAAGGTTTCCGTGTACCCTTTGAACTCTATCCCGGCCAGTACGGTCGCGGTTTGCACGCTCTTCTGGATACTGTGCCACGCACTCGTGTCGCATACCAGATAGATCGAGTCGTACTGATACGGCAGCCGGAACGTAGTCGAGCCGTCGACTGTCGTACCGTTGCCATTAACAATGGCGGGATTCCCGTCACCGGTTGCTTTGAATACAGCCGTCACGAACCCGTTCGAGACAGTGCTGGCCTCCGGCAGGTATACGATAGTGGTCGCGCCGGCTGTTTGTACTCCGAAGGTCTGCGCGGACTGCGCGTTCGTCACACTGGTATCGACTGATACATAAGTGACCGGCAGCTTGTATGGATCAGTCGCCGCCCACCCGGTGCTTGTGTATACGACGCGGACGTTCTCGTCTAGCAGCCACCCTTGCCACCCCTCGCTCGGGGTCAGGAACGACCACGAACTCTGGTAATAATACGCGATGTCGTCGACACTGCCGGCGACCCACGGACTCCCTGCGCTCGGAGCGCTCGCGATGATGTACGCGTTCCCTGCGACCGGACTGCCGGGCGGTTCAGCCAGATCGCGGTCGACGACCGAAAGCTGGACAATGGCATCCAGATCGTTCAGGGCCTGATTGTGTGTGACGTACTTGCTTGCCTGCGATTCCGTGATCTCAGGAAGCCCTAATTTTGGGGTCGTCATACCGTTGCCTCTCTACCTGTACCGCGACCGACCGCTGCCGACCGCTGAAATATTCGCACAGTGACACTGCTCTGTACAGAACCGAAGTCTACTGTTTGCGCGCTCGCGTTGTATACCTTACTGGCTGTCGTGACGCTGCCATACGTGCGGACCACGCTGGCGCTCGCGTCCACGATCTCGACGTCGTACAGAAGTGCCGCCTCCGACATCCCGATGTCGACGTAGTCCTGCCATTCACCGTACACCCTGTCCCGCCTGATCCATGTGAGGGTCAGGTCCCGCGCCGCGTTGCGGGTGCCCTTGACGTGCACCGGCGAGAACGGGACCAGCGCCTGCGACGTGCCGGCGAAACTGGTGACCGCGACATGAGTCAGGCCGGGTGCGTCCACCTTGTGCGGCAGCTCCACGTTCCTGTAGTTATCGTCCATTGCGACTTGGAAGATGCTACCGTCAAGAATCACGAAGTCGTTGCCCTTGGCATGCGTGACAGCGCTCGCGTCTGTACCGCGAACGCCGCGTATCAACCGTGACAGTCTGTACGTGCTTGATGCCAAGAGTGACGCCGTCGCGAAGCGCAATATCTCCCCGTCGACGTATGCCGTGTTCGCGCCGGCCAGTACATTCAGGTCCGTGTCGCTTGACAGGGTCCCGTTGTCCATGCGGACATTGATCCTCGATGTAACGTCCCACGTCGTTGTAGTCGGCGCGCTTGCCAGTGCACTAACAAGAACACCGAAGTCGCACGACTGCGTAGCTTGTGCCAGCACGTCATACGATGCTCCGCCGTCATACGACACCAGAATCTGCGCGGAGCGCCAGCCACTGAGGTACCCGCCGACCACAAGTGAATACCCGCTAAAGTCGCGATCATTCATACTCAGCGGCGGTAGATTCAGCAGCTTGAAGAATGTCGGACCGATCACCGGAATCGTCGCGGTAGACTGCAGCACCGGTGCGCCCTTGGCATTCGACGTATATACCGACGACTCGTTCGCGACGCCGCGTATCTTGATCGTGCGCGCGATGTCGTACTCGATACCGGTGACGCGGATGAAGTACTGCACGCCCTCGAAGGTCAGGTCGAGGATGTCTGTCGGCTCGATGTTCCAGTACTTGAAGAACGGCAGAGTCAGCTCGAAGCTGACGCGCTCGACCCAGTAATTGTATAGCAGGACGTCAACGACTTGTGCTGCTTCGTCTGGTGTGAACGCGATCGGAACCTCGAATGATATGCGAAGATTCGATTCAGTGATCAGGCGCTGCTGCAGTTCGTGCCCCTTCTCATAATCGAAGTTAATATTCGCGTACGTGATTTCGACCGCAACAGGCAGCTCTTCCTCGTTGGCACGTGTACGCACCAGCAAGGTCGGCTTGCTCTCCCCGTAGGGATGCGTTGCCAAATCATCGGGATCGATTGTTATCGTTGCCATGTCAGGACCGCTGCTTGAATTTCAGCTTCCAGTCGGATTCGACGACGTCGAAAATGTAACCCTTCTGCAATGTCTCTATCGATGCGCGCGTAGTCTCCTGCCGGTTGATCGCGTAACCATTTACCGGTGTGCCCACTAAATCGGTGACCTCAAGATCAGCTGCGGCTATTCCTGCAGTGCTGCACAGTGTAACAACAACGTCATCAAGTTCCGCCGTCGTACTGGATAGTGTGGATGCCAGTGTGTACAAGGCACCGGTGTATCCTTCGTTCGACACGCGCAGCAGTCCGTGCTCCCCGATCGGTGTCGGCCAGTAACCTTTCACCGGGTTCGCGCTAGAGTAAACCTGATATGTCGTATAAGGCTCGTACGGATTGTCGTCCAGTGTGAGCACAATCTGCTGTTCCAGTGTCCCGGAGATCACGATGTACTTGTCCTTGTGCACCATGAAACTAGAAATGAATGCGCCGCCCGTCGGCAAGTACCACGCCTTCAACACTTCACCGGTGTGCGGGTTTATCTTCACCAGCTTCGGCTGACCGGTCACGCCGGGGAACGACGTGAATCCGTTGTAGTTGACAACGTCGCGATAACCGAGATACAGGTATTTCATTTCCGTATCCCAGCCGAAATGGATGGCCGCGTTATTGTCGGCGGCCTCGTCTGATACATCGATCCACCACGTCGGCGCGAGAGCCGGCGTCTGGTACAGTTCGATCTCTTCGTTCGCGGTGTTCTCTGGGTTCAATGCCCGCGTGCCGTCGGGCGCGAAATGCGCCTGCAGGTACACCGGCGAATACCCCTCGCGACCGCCGATGCTGATGATATAGTTCCCCGTCCATACCGCCACTGTATCGAACGATCCCGCTCCGGTACCGTCCACGTTGATGATGTAGTTCGGGTCCGGCTGGTTGATGGTCGCATTCTGAACACCGGTCGATGCCTGTGCGGCTTGTGTAATCAATGGCTGATCCCCGATCATCCACTGATACGGGAACAGTCGACCGACAGCGCGATCGTTTGCACACACCCAGATATCCGTCCGGTTGATTACCCGGAACGCAGCCGAGCGCAGATCGAAGCGCTGCTCGTTCGTATTGGATTGTGATACGTCTTCCGTTAGCAGTGCCCCGCTGTCCACGTCATACCGCTGCACGGAACGGGCGAACGCGTACGAGTTGAAGCGCTTGTTCAGCCACTGCACTTCGATGATACCGTCCTTGTATCGCGCAGCCGCGAAATCCGTGTCAGCTACCTGAATCCCGAGACTGTAGTTGAATGCCGGGGATGAGTATGACGCCCCACTGTCGTACACCTTCGGCCACTGCTTACTGCCGACTGCCACTTCAGCAGTTATCGCGGGAATGCGGTTGCCGTAATTCTCCAGCTGCATGTTCGGGAACACGATGTACGCCATGCCGCGGTGAGCTGGTATGTCATCTCCGAAGATCGCCTGCAACGTGGCGTTCGGTGTCTGTGTTTCGGTGCCCGTGTATATTACATATCCGCTCGGCATCAGGTTCGTGGCGCCGCCGTTCGGCGTGCTCATGTCGTAGATCAGGGTCGAGTTCGCCCATATCTTTTGCACGCCAGAGATCGGTCCCTCGCATAGTGCGATCGCGAAGGTGCAGGTGTAGGAATATTCCTTGTACGTTGTTGAACTCAGCAGCCCGCCCGTCTTGTGCTTTTTGACGTGCTCCTTGATGTCCTCTGCGTAAATGATATTCCCACCTACTCGCATGCGTCCGAATACACGCGGAATCGTTTTACCGTATGTCGATGCGGTTATCTTCAGGTCATCAAGCCGCGGACCTTCTCCAGACGCTCCGGGTGCGAACAGGTACTGCGCAAGAAGTGAACCAACAGCCCAGCCGACGGCAGCAGAACCGAACGCGCTACCTAGAGCTGCACCGCCCAGTGCGAATGCCAGCGTTGCCATTACTGCATACCCCGCACGGCGTAAGTACCGGACCAGCGGGAGCGCCACCCGTCCGCGAGGGTATTCACGGTGACCCTGTTGCGGTACTGCTGTGCATGGATGATCTTGTCGTGGTCAACGAGTACCGCGAGATGTTGCAAGCGACCGCCGATATTGAACACGAGCACATCGCCGGGTCTGACCGTGTGTTGCGGTACGCGGTCGAAGTTCCGCTCCATCCATCTCCCCAGTACGCCAGCAGTGAATCCTTCCGCGTACGTATTGACCAGTGCCGCGTCTTCCTTGCTGAGTTGCAGCTGACCCTTTAGCGCGCCAACAAGTAAGCCGACGCAGTCGCACCCGACGCGCTTCGTAGCCGCATGCGTATGGTATGGTGTGCCTTCCCACTCCATAAGCTCGGCGATGAACTCCTCGCGCGTCATGCTACACCGCCGATCTTTGAGATTTGATCCGTTCCCGGAACGAATGGCTCGCCCCGAAAATTCACCGCGTTATCGAACTCCCCGACACAGTCTTCCGTCAGCCGTTTCTTGCATCCGGGATATATCTGGAACACATCGCCGACCTGCATTACATACGGCATCGGCTCGTGCAGCTCGATGCGTCCGCTGGCGTATGCCTTGACTTCCATCGCGTACGTGCTGTTCACAGCGGAGACCTGCCACGTTACCAGCCCGCCATCGTAGTACCCGCTCGCGACAGCACTGGATAGCGCGAGCTGCGACAGCACGGAGATCAAGGCACTGGCGTGGAATATCCGCGCGCTCTCTACGCTGGTAACTGCCACCGTCCTGTTGTATGCGTGCTCGGTGATCCACACGACTGTCCCGTCAACGGTCGCCGATCCGATCCCGAGATTCCAGCTCGGTTCTCCGGAACTGGAATACGCGCTCGATGCGTACGTACTCGTGTACGTGGCACGGAATATATACGGACCGGGCGAGGACGGCGCGCTAACGTACGCGCCGATAGCGTATTCTCTGGTAGCGGACCACGTGTCAGGATAGATCGGCGCATTGCAGCGCGAGTCGCCAAGATTAGCGCGACAGCGCGGCGAGTAATTAACCCCGACGGTTTGCTGCAGCTGCTGCGTCATGCTGCGCAGTTCCGCGATGTACGTGTTATCGTGCAGTGTGATGTTGCCCAGCTTACCGCGTGCCAGCTTCAGATTGCCGGCGTCCGGGTTCTTGTAGTTGACCATGAACAAGTACACATCTGCATCGTCATACTTGCGCGCCTCGATGTCCGACGCCGTGATGCCGGCGGAATCAACCCCGCCGACAATGTCGAGATTGTCGACTGCCAGATTCGCGTTCGACTCTAGGTTGCTCGGCGTGTATCCGGACTCTGCCTCATACACCAGTCCAGACACAGTCAGGTTCTCCACGTGATCGGTGAAGCCCTTCTCTACACCATCCTTCCGGACAAGTTTCCAGCACGAAACCATGGTGACGACTTCGCCTCCCATGTGTGCTGACAGCGTTGCCGTTACAGTCTTCACTTGCGGAGTTCCACCACGCGCGCGTCGACGCTGTTCATGTTGAACGCCTCGATCGAGTTGACAAAGATATCGGACTCGAAGCGCGCCGGGACATCAAACTCGAAGCCCGCGGTAACGACCTGCCCGACTGGTAATGTATTTAATCGCCCGCCGCTGACATACGCACCGTATCCAGTGGAGTTCACATTGGTCAGCTTGAACTGTGCCGCCCCGGTAACCTGAACACGATGCCACAAGTTGTTCAGCTCGACCATGCCAGTGATGCTGGTTATGTATACGTACACGCCGGTCGCCAAGCCATGCGATGCGGCAGTCGTTACTGTTGGCGCACTCGCCTGCGTCACGTTCGTGATAACGGCGGAGGTATCGTAACAGGTGAACGTGCCGCTCGCGTATGCGACCGTGAACTGCACCGCCGGCATCTCTGTGCCGCCGAACGCGACGGACACCGTGGCAGAGACCGGCTTCTTGATCGGCCTGTCCATCTGCAGCGTGCCGTTGGCGTATGTCTTTTTTAGTTGGAAGACGGTAGTACTGGCTGTCCCGGTTCCCACACTACAGTCGAACGCAGTCTGCGTGCTCGCGATCGAGCAGGACTTGTAGTCGCTCCAGTCCTTGTACCGGAACCCGTAGCCCGCACCGTGTACACCCATGAAAAAATTCAGGAGGGCGTATGCAGCTGCGTCATCGCGAACACCGTACGCGACGTCGTACTCGTGCAGCGGGTATGTCCACTGGATCGTCCGCTGCTCATGTCCTGAGTCCATGCGCGCGATCGCCGTCTTGAACACAGGACCGCCTCGCGATCCGTAGGATATGTCGTCGGGGAATCGTGGGGTTTCTAGGAAGCTCATGTGTTGCGCCTCACCGCCTCATTGATCGACCGCCCGACCCGGGCCGCGATCTGGTTCTGTGATTCACGATCGACCTTGCCGTTCGGTGCACTGATCTGGAAGTTGTTCGTGACCTTGATCTCGTAGCCGGCATTGCTACCGCCTGAATCGTTGCTTCTGGGCGCCTGTGCGCCGCCCTGCGGCGGCATCTCCAGAGCGCCAAGGTCATACACACCCCCGGACGCGAACCGCGGGAGCGTGTCCACATCGAACGAGCCGCCGTGTGCGAAGCTCGGACCATCCTGCGGACGGGTGATCGTAACCCGGTCCGTCGGCGCCGCGTTGAACGCTACGACCTGCGAGTCGATCCCGCCAGAACCACCGACCCGGAAGCTGCCCCCGGAAGCGTAGCCTGCCATGCCCTGCGGCGTGACAGTCACGGTCTCGTTTGGGGTCGCCCTGAAGACCACCGGGCGCGTCGGACCGACGCCGAAGCTGCCGCCACTGGCGAACCCCGGAAGGGCAGCCGCTGCGAGCATGGTTCCGCCCATCGCGAACTTGCGAAGATCACCGACCCGGAAGTCAGCGCCATGCGCCGCACCGAAAAACGACATTGCCAGCTGCGCGAAGCCGCCGGCGCCACCGCCGGCGCCACCGCTGGATGAGAACAGGGACGACAAGGACGAAGCCAGAGAGCTGAAGAGATCGCCGCCAGCGGTCGCCAGCCTGTCCCACAGCCCCGTAGCGCCGACTTTAATCTTGTCGAATACACTCATGAAGCCCGACTGTACCTCGTCCTGTGCGGACTCTGCGGCGGCCTGAGTAACGGTCGATTGCGCTGCCTCGCTTGCAGCCTGCTGCACTTGCGCGGTCGGGTCCGCTGCCGGTCCCTTCATTGCTTCGAGGATGCCGACGTCTGCACCCTGCGCAGCGCCAGCGGTTACGTTCATAACGGGGAGCGGATTCGCCGGCGTGATCGCAGTCGGCATCTGTCCAGACGTTACGTCCTCGACCTTGACGGTGCCCGCTCCGGAGAACAGGTTCTTCAACCCCGCGACGCTGTCCTTCTCGGCTGCCCCCGGGTTGAAGATAGAATCGAACAGCATGTCCCCGAGCTGCTTCGACACAGCGTCGTTGATCGTCTTGTATATGCTGTCCGCCATGTCCTTGATCGCATCGGCTGCGCTCTTCGCGCCGGACGTGATGTCGGCGATTGCTTGCCCGAACCCGGTCCGGATCGCGCCGGCGGCTTCATTATTTGCGATCGCCGCTTCCTTCGTTGCTTTGGAGAACTCGTCCTGCGATAGCTTGCCGGCGGCGTGCAATCGGGTCAGTCGTTCGATCTCGCGATTGTATGCGCGCAACGGTTCGAGCGAATCCTTGACGGCTTCCGCTTCGACAGTCAGTGCGATGTCATCCGCCCGGGCAGCTTGTGCGAGCAGTGCCGCGCGTTGCGTTTCGTCGTTCAGGTCCTTGAGCGCGCCCTCGGTCAGTTCGTACTGCACGCGCTGTACCTGTGTCACGTTGCCGTGGTTCTGTGCGGCGATCGCTGCCATGTCGTTCGCGGCTGTCAGTTCCCGGACCTGCTGTGCAACCTGTGCGTTGAGCTTCGCGGCATCCAGAGCGGCAGCCTTGTCGATCAGAGCGGCGCCCTTTTTCGTGTTCGCGTACTTTTTGAGCGCACCTTCTGCCAGTTCGTACTCGATCTTCGAGCGCTCCGTGACACGCCCTTCGTGCTCCGCGGCGAACGCTGCCTGCGACAATGCCTCGTCGAGCTTCTCGCTTGCATCCTTGTACGCCTTCGCGGACGCTGACATCTTGTTCATTTCCTTCTGCGCTTCTGCGATTTTCACGCCCAGCCGCGCGTGCGCCGCGTTCAGCTTCTCGGTCGTTACGCCTGCCTCCGCGAGTTCCTTCCGCATCTGATCCGGGCCGTCGCTCATGATCTTTTGAATCGCCCTGATCTCGTCCTGCGCACGCTTCAGCCTGTCGATCTCAGCCTGCTCCGGGAAGGCGTTCTTCAGTGCCTCCATGCCGCGCGCTTCCAGATCGTTGAGCGTCTTCGCCATCTCTTTCAATGTGCGATTCCTGTTCTCGTCCAGTTGTTCCGGCGTGATCTGCGGACCGACGAAGTCGAAGTTGTCGGCACGCTTCTGCATGTCTTCGAGTACCTTCCGTCCTTCTGCGAGCCTGTCACGGAGTGTCGCAGCCTCGCCGCGCGCCTTGATCAGCCGCTCGCTGATCTCACCGTATGCAGCGCTGCCCTTCTCTTCCTTGCTGAGTTCGTTAGAGAGCCGCATGATCTCTTCGTTCGTGCTGATCGATTGATCCCGCAGTTCGCGTAGCGCTTCGGTACCCGTGACGATTGCGGCTGCAAGCTGCGCCTTTCCGAGGTCCTCGTATTCTTCGCCCAGTCGCGACAGTTCCCCGGAGAGTTCCTTCGCGGAATGCTGCGCTTCAGACGTTGCGGTGTTCCATGCGACCAGTGCACCGACAGCCGTCAGGATAATGCCCACAGGACCGCCTAGAAACGTGAACGCGGCACGTAACGCGCCGAGCGTACCCATTAGACCGACCGCAGCCGTCTGCGACGCCAGCAGCCCCAGACGAAACGTGACGAGTGACTTGCCCAGTGTGAGGATGACCGCCCCCAGTGCAGTCATGATCGGAGTCAGTGTGCGCACGCCGACGAGCGTCGCGATCATGATCCCGATCGCCTTCGTGACCTGCTTGACCGTGTCCCAGTTGTCGACGAGTGAGCGTAACATCTCCGTCAATCCCTGCGTGAACTCGCGGAGACCTGCGTCTGCGGACTCTTCGATCTGAATCTTCAGGTCTGCGTACGCGGACCCGAGTGCCTTGATGTCACCGTCGAGATTGTTCACCCGGGCGGCTTGCTGCTCAAGCGCGACGTTCGTGCCGGTGACCTGTTGCTCCAGTTCGCGAAGGCTCTCGACGTTATTCAGCAGGGACTTCGCCGCGACAAGAGAGCGCACACCGAACAGTTCCATGAGTTCGGTCGTCGACATCTGCCGCTTGTTCAGGTTCTCCAGTGCCGTCGAGAGACCCACGACCGCCGGGTTCAGATCACGGTCACCCGTGGCTGCCATGCGGAGGATGACATTGCGCAGTCCCGTGCCGGCTTCGCCGCCCTTGATTGCGACCTTCGACAGCTGCTCGATCGCCGCGACGGTTGTCTCGAAGGACAGCCCAGCGTCGCTCGCGACAGTGCCGGAGAACTTCAGCGCCTCGGAGACCTCTGCGACGGATGCCGCGCCGAACTTCGAGCCGGCGGCGAGGACGTTGATGTATTGCGCCGCAGACTCCGCGCCCTGCGAGAACTGGTTCAGGGATGCACCCAGCGTCGCGGCTGCCGTGGGCAAGTCCTGCCCGGTAGCTTCCGCGAGGATGATCGTCTGCTCGGTTACTGCAGCGAGTGCCTTGACATTCGCCAGCAGGTCAGGCTTCGCAGACGCGATCAGCTTGAACGCCTGCGCGGATTCCTGCGCAGTCAGCGTTGTCGTGCGACCATATTCGCGAGACTTCGCTGCGAGGTATTCGAGGTCGGTGCCCACTGCACCGGTGATCGCGGACAGGTCGCCGATCGCGGCGCCAAACTTCCTGCCCTCACTGATGATTGATCCGAATGATAACCCGGCGAACGCGGAGACGAGCGCACCCTTGACGCTGAAGATCGAGGACTTGATCGCGTCGAAAGACTTCGCGGTTTTCTGCTGGACAGCTCGGAGCTGTCGCGGCAGCTTCTTGAGTTCGGTGTCGACAACCTTCAGGCCGCTAACGGCGCCCGACGGATCGACCTTTATTCCTAGTACCCCGAGAAGATTCATTCGCTTTGATCTCCCGATCTATCTGTGCTCGCTTCATCTCGATGTACTTCTTGTCCATCGCGACGATCAAGCGGACCATCATGTCAATGTCGTCTATCTCGTAGAGTCGACAGTATGCCTCGATCTCCGATAAAGGTATGCCTCCGATCGAGCGGGCAGAAGTCCGCCGGCTGGTTGTGAGCAAGTAGAACGCATCCACGTACCCGACTAACTCAGCCGGCAGCTCCGGCTTCCGCTGTAATGCTTCCGGTTCGTGCCCGAGTGTATCGGTCAGACTTCGGAGGAAGTCTTCTCGCTCTCCCCACTCGGTGTTCCATTCGACGAAGGCTCGGACTTTCCCTCGTTTTCAGCAACCTCTTCATCGCGATATGCTTGCGCGTCCTGTGACAGTTCGACAACCAGCTCGCGGAAGTCACGCATGGACTTGTCCAGAAGCAGCTTCGTCGCTGCTTCCTTGCTGTACGGCAATTCCTCGCCATTCAGCGTGATACCTTTCCAGCCGAGCAGAATCCCCTCGACGAGAGCGTCGACCATGATCTGATCGCTTTTCGCGTCGCTGAGTGTGCCCCGGTTGATCGCTTGCTTGTAAGGTGCCATTGCTGCATTCAGCGCCTTCTGAAACTTGCGGTTGCCGTAGCGTCCGATGAGCAGGTCCGTATCGTCGTCGATCGAGACCCACACACCGTTAACACTCTTCTGCTCGCTGGTCTTTAGCTTGTTTAACTCCATTACACTATCCTCTCAAGTGTGGTTGATGATACTAGGCGTCGAGTGCCGAGAACTGGATCGAGTACGTACCAGTCGCGTCAATCGAAGCGCCCCATGTGCCGTCCTGTACAACGTCCTGATTACCACCGCCGGCGGCGACAGTGAAGTCCGTGTACGTGATCAGCGGGATGTCGACGATGTAGCTGTTGCCGTCGTTGTCCGTGATCTGGAAGCGGAAGTTCGACTTCGTGCCCGACGTGAACTTGTTCACGAGGGTGTTGTTCTCGAAGTACGCCGTCACGTTTCCGGTGATCTCGGCACGACCCGTGCCCACACCGACCAGTGCGTCGGAGCCGACCTTCGCCTGCTCGCGCGGGTTGTTGTTCAAGTCGACAGAGATCGACTGGAACGCCACACCGGTGACTGCCTGCCCACCTTCCCAGACGCGCCCGACGTTACCCGATGCGTTCAGCACCTTGTTCGTCGATGCGGCGGTAACAGCGGAGGCAATGGTTGCGGAACCCATGACCTGCGACTTGCCAGTGAATCCCAGCGAACCGGTCAGGATCGCCTGCGACTCGAAGTTCAGGGACATGGAGGTGACACGCATGCCGGCGTACTGGGCGATCGAGCTGCCAGTGTCGGCGAAGTCCTTCTCGATGTAGTAGGACTTCGGCGTGGTGCCGTTGCGGATGTTACGCCCAACAACAGTGCCCGCCCCAGAGAAGACCTCGGTCGTGAACGCTGCAGCGGAACCGCTCGACGCGTCGGTCAAGGTCAGGCGCGTGGTGCCGGCAGTGGTTGAGACCGCGGTGACCCGGAAGTCGCCGTCGTTCGTGGCGGATGCAGTGTTGCCCTTGATGCGTAGGAAGTTGCCGACGACGATGTGGTTCAGGGCAGACGAGTCTGCCTGCAGAATCGCAGCCGAAGCAGTGACCGACGCGATCGCGGCGCTGACCAGAGTGGTCGCCCATGCGTTCTGCAGGGCGCCGGCAATCAGCGGCTCGATGTCGTTGTAGCGCAGCTCGAAGCCGATGTCGCCACCAGCGCCACCGCCCACCGGGGTGATGTCGGAGACGTTACGATCAGATCGGATGGTCTCGGACGTGACGGTGTTGGTATTGGATTTCAGCGACTCAGAAGTGAAGTTGAGCTGCTGCATTACTGGGCCGGACAGGGCGGTGCCGAAGGTTACTTCCTCGGCGTAGCTCAAGCCGACGCGATTGGAATCAGCGAATGACATTGTGGACTCTCCCGTTAAAGTTAAAAGTTAACGGGGAGGCTATGATCTGCGAGGCGTTTGAACGAGGCTAGATCGCGAACCCGGTATCGTGAAGCCTATGACAAGCCGAACGCGCCCGTCAAGGCGAATTCTGTGAATCTTTTAGCCACTGCTCCCACGCCTTGATCATACCCTTCGCGAGACGGATCAGGGTCTCGTGGAGTATTCTTGTCGAGGTGCGCACACGTTACGCCGTGTATTTACCGTCCCAGTAGAACGGGACGACGAGGTTCGTCTGCCAGCGCCCGTTGAACTCCCCGATGTCCTCGACATGCGCCTCCCGGCACGTGATGCCGTTGAACTGCTTGTCCCGGAAGAGGTCCCCCAGTGTGTCGCCGTACGACAGCGCTGTCCGGTTGCCAGAATTCAGCGGCGTGAATATCTGGATGATGATCGTCCCCCGGGTGCGGTGATACCCGGGCATCCCGACGTTCACGCGGTTCGTGCTCTCGTTGAACACGCGCAGCTTGATGAAGCTCTCCTGCTCGCTCGGTACCGGGAAGTCCACGTTCGGATTGATGTCGATCCGGGTCGTTCCCCAGTTCGCGACGAGGCGTGCCTCGATGTCTCGTTGTACGGTAGAAAAGCTCATCTATAAACCCCTCACTATATTGCGCAGCTCGGACACGACATCCTGCAATGTGCGCTCAACCATGAAGCCCTTGCCGGCTTGCTTCGACCAGCCCGCCTCCAAGTATTGCACATAGTCGAGACTGTTCGTTATCCAGACGATCTTGTCGATTCCCAGATCGCCGTACAGCTTCGACTGCTGCTCGTTGTTCTTCGCGATCGCCGCCGCCTCGCCGGCACCGTCCCCGGGCTTGTCCGGCACCGACGTGTCCGGGTTGACGAACGCGACGTTCCACGAGGACCGCGCCCATCCGGTGTCGACCGGTGTGCGTTTCACGACTCCGGAGAAGCAGTCGAACGCGACCTTGCGGATCACGTCCTCCAGTGCGATCTCTGTCTTTTTCGAGAACTCTTTCAGAGTCATCTCGAACTTCGGCAGAGTCGTGAACCGAATCGTCACGGCTTACGTAGTTGCAGTTCCCACGTGGCGCCAGCAGGGTCCTGCGTCTTCCTCACCACGTCGTACCGAACACTGACGCCGGCCTCGACGACCTGCACGTGGTCCTTGACGCTCGGCACAACCCCGGACAAGTATGCCTGCGGGAACATTGCCTTCTGGTCCGATGGTTCAATACTGTTTGCTTCCAGCTCGTGCTGCGAGTAATTCTGGAAGATCATCGAGACGACTGTCAGCGATGTTCCCGTGGATACCGTACCGCTCGAAACATCATAGACCGCCGTCGCATGCGCATAGTAGTACGCATCGACGGGCACATCGCCCGCAGCTGCGAAAGCAGTCTGGGCAGCTTTCGAGAATACGTCCCGCAGTCCCATGTCACGCGCGCTCCAGCTTCACGGCTGACGATCCGCCCCTCGACCGAAGCTCTCCGTAGTACTCGATGATCGCGATCACCGAGTCAGGGATCATCGTCACCGAGTCGCGATCTGACTTGTCGACGACCAGCTTCAGGGAGCCGACCTGCAGTTCCCGGAAGCCCTTCGTATCCGGCTCTGCTGTGCGGTCTGAGCCGAGCAGGTAGATTGCAAGCTCTGCCGTCGCGTCCTTCAGCCAGTTCGGAATGATGTCGGAATCGATCGAGTACCCGTCGCGATCGCGGACACCGTAGCGGGGCCAGCGTAACGCCTGATCCTCATCGACCCGGTCACCTTTCCAGTCGACCCACTCGTCGAGCGTGCGAGTCGCGTGCATAAGGGCGACCTCCTGCACAGAGGAAGCCGCCGCAGTAAACACTGTAGAGTTCAAGCGCTGCGAGAAGAACACGCTCGCTTCCGCGAGGGACGTGTAACTCGTAGCGTTCGCACCTCCGACAGTCACGTCAAAGGACATATCAACCTACCTTTTCAGCGACCTCGCTGAAATGTGTCAAGCGCTTCGCCCCTTGCGCGGTGTTGCGCATGTCGTCGTACTCTTTCCACCAGACGTCGGCATACGGGCAATCGCGGTACTCGTGAAAATACGGACCGCCTTCAGTGTAGTGCAGGTTCGAGATACAGTCGACAGGACGGTCCTCGTAGTAGTTGACAAGGAAGTTCCACGCGAGCGGCAGTTCGCCGATCATCTCGTCCTCGATCCACTTGAAGCCGTGCAGGTCCAGCCCCGGCGCGTTCGCGACATACTCAGGCGTGAGTGCTGTGCACTTCGCGTTGTTGAATAGCATGACCGACGACCAGTTCTTGCGCGGATACTTCGTCTGCACAGCGCCGAGATATTTGACCTCCTCTTCGGGCACATGGTTATGCTTGACCACGCTGACAGCGTACTGATCCTGCGCGTGCGCGAACAGGTTGCCGATATCATCGAGGATCAACATGTCGCAGTCCATGAACACCGCGGTGCCCTGATAGTCGCACAGCCACGGCACGAGGAACCGCACGAACGAGAACTCGTTCGATTGCAGCGGATCACGGTCACGCCAGAAGATGCGCGAGAGGTTGCGAATGTCGAGCGGCGTTATAGACACCGGGAACGTCGCGCGCTTCCGGATGCTGTTGCACATGGTATAGTACGCGGCGGACTCTGCAGGGTCGAAGCCGATGAATATTTGCAGCGGCTTCATAGTGCGTTGACCTCTTTGAACTCGTAGATCACAGTCGCAAGCGTGTCATAACTCTGGAATACGGTCTGCTCAACAAGCACACCGGGCCAGCGTTCAATGAACTCGCCGGTCGTCGGATCATACACGTGCACGTCGTACACGACGCCCATGCGGTACGAGTTGATGTCAGGACGCGGTCCATCGATGCGCGGATCGATGTACGCCTCGAATATGACAGCGCGAGACTTTTTCCCGAAGTCGTCCTCGTGCGTGAGCGTGAAGTTCACAATCTGGAACTCACGCATATCGACCTTATCTATCGGAGACTGCACTGTTACAGTCTTCCCGGGAATGACAATGCTCGACGGCTTCCCGGCGAATTCCCGCGCCTTTTCAATATCCGGCTCTGCCGCCGGCGCGTTCGCAGCAACCGCAGCGACGCTAATAGCTGCGGCACTTTTCCCGAACAATGATAAAAAAGCTCTTCGTTTCATTTTATCGTCCCCTGTCTCGTTGTTCATATAACCGGTCAAGTTCTTTGTCGATCCGGTTAAGCTCGCGCTGCCTCTGTGCGTTCTGCTCTTCCGGCGACATGTGCCCTTGCGTGGCTTCGCGCTCAAGCAGCTGTCGACGCATTTCAGCCTGCTCGATCCGGAGATTGAGCAGGTAGTCCTGAGTCGTTTCCATTGCCATCTGCAGAGTATCTCGCGTGACCGCTTCCTCCCGCGGTACGCCGGTCTTCTCTGTCAGATAGCGATCCTCGACGAAGTACAAGCCCCCGCCGACGGAACTGATCAGGGCAACAGCCGCGGCAATCACGGCAGCTGCGCCCTTGTATGTAAGGACGATCGCCCGCGTAACAGGTGACGCCACGGCATCCCCGTCTTCATCTCTTCGATTGTCCATTGTGCGTATGCGATGTCCTTTGCCCATTGAAGCTGGTCGCTCGACCGTGGTATGAACAGCTTATCGAGAGTGTGACTCGCGATAGTGTACACCATCGAGCCGATATCCGCAGCATACACCGGAATGCCGGCGAGCGCAGCATCCACCCCGGTATTCGAATTGTAGGTCACCACCATCTGCGCCCGGAGCAGGTCGTCTTCTAGGCTGCGTGTGGAGAACTCTACGCCCGGAACGGGGTCTACCAGACCCGGTGCCAAGGGGTGAGGGCGGAAAACCGCTCTGACGCCCTCTGGCAGCTTCTCTGACAGCTCCGTGAGGGTACTCTGCACCCAGTGCCGGTAATTGATGTGCTGGACGCTGGCATCGTGTGGAACCTGCCCGCACACGAGCACTACACCACAGGACCGGCGCTCGATCTGGTTCATCCACGTATCGAGCGCATACCACCGGTCCCCGGGGGAGTTTTTGTTGCAGAAGTCCGCTCGACCGTTGAGTCCGCCCCAGCCGGCAGCGTAATAGATGTCACGCTTAATATAGCCTTTCTCCAGCACGATCGTCTGCCCGGTTCCACGATTCTGCCCGTCGATAATCCTCTGTCGCAACCAGCTGATCGGCACCGCCTTTTTCCCGACGCCAAACAGGACCGCGACGTCCGACGGGACGTACCTGTCGATCGGCCTGATCTCGACCGCGACGTTCCCGCCCGTCCGGCAGATGCCCTCATAGAAGGCGCCTGCCACGGTGGTGTGCTCGACGTTACTCGCGCCGGGTACGTAGACTTTGACGTCGACAGGTGTCATACTCTGCGCGCCGCGACAATGAAGCCCATCCCGTCGTCCGCGTCTTCGTAGACGATGCCGGGTATCTTGTCGTACTGGGTAGCCCACGTGACAATCTCGAACCCGTGGCGCTGCAGTAATTCACTAAACTCGGAGCGAGTGTAATGTCTGAAATGAAACGGATGACGAGCCTTCTCGAAGGGTACGACGGTCTGGTTCGGTACAGAGGCGATCAAGTACGGTACCTGTGCCGCATAGCGCGCAAGCAGGTCCTCCGCGTCCTGAAGGTGTTCGATTGTCTCTATCGAAACTATCGCGTCAAAGGCTTCCCCTGCAATTGCCTCTGCCCACGCCGCCGGATCGCCTAGATCGCAAACCTTGAACGTGTTGTTCGGGAGATGATAAGCGCGTATTGCAGCGGCGATCGCTTCCGGTTCAACATCGAACCCGTGCGCATGCTCTAGCTGTTCGGCGAGCATCATGGTCCCGTAGCCCACGCCGCATGCGCAGTCGAGGACTTTCGCATGTGGTCCGATATCCCGGAGGATCATGTCGATCGCGAACTGGTAGCGGTTGCGATGGTTCGGCTTGATGTGCTCCAGTTGTTCGGCGATCTGTCGCTCGCCTGTTTGTTGTAATGCCATAGATTATCCCCTTGCGAGTTCTGTCAGTATGTCATAACCATGCCGCTGCAGATCGAAGTGCACCATCTCGCGGATCATGGATTCGAAGTCCACCGTCGGAGTCCACCCGAGAACCCGCTTCGCTTTCGAGGCGTCACCGCATAGTAACGGCACGTCGCTCGGTCGCATGTATTCGAGGTCCTGCTCGATGAACTCGTCGGGGTCCAATCCTACCACACCGAAGGCGATGTCCACAACATCGCGTACGCTATGCGTTACGCCTGTGGCAAGGACATAATCGTCCGGCTCTCCGTGCTGCAGCATCATGTACATGCCACGAACGTAGTCGGGTGCATATCCCCAGTCGCGCAGCGCGTCCATGTTTCCCAGACGTAACACTTGAGACTTTCCGGACACGATGCGCGCGACGCCGTCTGTGATCTTGCGCGTGACGAATTCCAGACCCCGGAGCGGTGACTCGTGGTTGAACAGAATCCCGCAGCACGCGAACAAGCCGTACGCTTCCCGGTAGTTCTGCACGAGGTAGTGCGCCGCAGCCTTCGCGACGCCGTACGGACTGCGCGGATGGAACGGTGTCTCTTCGTTCTGTCCATCCACGTAGACCAGTCCGAACATCTCGCTCGTGCTCGCCTGATAGAACCGCGTCTCGCGACTGATCTGCCTGATCGCTTCGAGAATGTTCAGGACGCCGAAGTAATTGATCTGCGACGTGGCGAACGGCGAACGGAACGACTCTGCGACGAAGCTCTGCGCCGCGAGGTTGTATGCGTAGTCGAAGTCGTAACGCGTGAACAGGCTCGTGACGCTTGCGGAACACGTAATGTCGCACGTCTCGTGGGTGTAACGCGGATGCTCAGTGACGCCGAGAGAATCAAGGCGCCACATGTTTTTGCCGTCGTCGCTGCGGCGTGGTGACACGCCGACGACGTCGTAGTCATTGCTGAGTAGCAGCTGTGCAAGATAGGCGCCGTCCTGCCCGGTGACGCCGGTGATCAATGCGCGCATGGTGTCCCCTCCGTTACGCTGTTTGTTTCAGTTCGTGAGCGTGTGACTTGCCCTGTGCTTTGCGTTCCGGGCCTTTCATGTGGTCCATGAACTTGCCTAGAATCGACTCGTTGAAAGGATGGTCGGACTTTTCCTCGACCGTAAGACTGACGCGCGGCGGGTTCAGCATTTTGACTAGATACTCCAGCGCGTAGCAGTCGTGCCACTCGCCCAGCAGCTTGAAGCTGCCGTTGAAGTACGTCGCGAGATACATCTCCATGAACGCGTTGTGAATCGGGTGCTTCGGGTTGAACGCGACGAAGCCGGTCTCGGGGTACAGCCACTCGCGCGGCAGATAGCCGAGATAGACATTGTCCTGCACCAGTGTCTGCAGGAAGTTGTTCGGCACGTCCGCGTGGAAGTATACGTCCGCATCGATCCACGCGACACGGTCGTCGACCTCGCCGGCAAAGGTTGCATGGTGCATGCAGAATACTTTCCGGAAGAACCGATGCACGTCGAATCGGAAGTTGTAGACCTTCTTCCCATCCGGGGCAGCCATGACGCCAGAGAACAACGGATCGCTGTTGCGGATTACGTCCTCGAAGGCCACGAACCCGGCGAACTTATACAGGTCGACATACTCGACCCGCTCGTCCTGTGGCGCGGATGATGGAATGCCGTGCTCGAAATAGACCCGCAGCTTCTCGTCCTTCCAGTGCTGCAAGAATGTTTCGATAAACCGCTTCCCGTAGTCGTGGTACCCCTTCTGACTAAAGGATGTGATAATCATCTGCGGCTCCGACCTCTGCGTGGTGCCTCGTCTACCTCTTCCGTTGTAGACTCCTCGACAGCCTCGACATCATCCTCGGCTTCGCTCTCCGCTTGTGCTTCCGCCTCAAGCTCTGCTTCGCGCTGTTTGGCAGCCTCGACTTCACGCTGTCGCGCCATCTCAGCCGCAACAGCCGCCTCAACAACATCTTCCTGCGAGTCCGCGCGGCGCTCGCCGCCGTCGAGCGTCCAACCGTCGTACTTGCCCTTGCCGAGATCATGTGCCCACTCCGACTGGTTGATGATCCTGATCTTGCCGTTCCGCTTGTTACGGATTCGGACTGTAGCTAAATCACCCATAACCTGTGCCCTCTATTCTGTCGTTATTAAAAAGCCCCGGGCCGAAGCCCGGGGAATGGTGCCTGCCGGGTAAACCGACTAGCCGGCGATGCGGGTTGCGAGTTCCGGGCGTACCAGCTTGGCACCCCACAGGATATCGAACTCCCACACAACCTGCTTGTACTGACGAGACACTTCCAGACGCAGCGTGATACCGGTCTGCGGGTCGGTCATGGACATGATCCGGGAACCCAGTGCCATGTCTTGCGTGCTGGCAACCAGAGGACGGTTCGCGAAGGCGAAGGCGTCACGATGGAATGCCAGATTCACGACGTGAGTGCCCACGATGGTGATCGCGGCAGCTGCAGTCGCGGCAGTCTTCAGAGGCGGATTGATGCTCAGAGTCTTCGCGGTGCCAGAGGCAATCGCGGAGACAGTGGCCTGTACGACGTAGGTCTGCGTGTCGCCGGCGATGGTGAAGATATCGCCCACGAGGACGTTACCGACGGCGGACGCGGACTTGACGTCCAGACTGGAAGCACCAGCTGCAGTGGTAGAACCCACGACAGCACCGGTCGCAGCCAGTGAGCCGGCGGTGTGTGTCACCACGGCGTCATCGGCAAACCAGTCGATGCCGTACTTGCGACCGATCTCGCCTTCGATCTTCACCATGGAGCTGCCGGTCTTCTCGGCATCGGCGAAGGGCGACAGGGCGAGGGCATTCGCCTCGGCGTCATAGTCGAGAACACCGCGGCGCTCGGTGCGAGGTGCACGCTGCTTGTGCAGCACCTTGCGGGCGTTCGTGGCGTCGACCACAGTCGATGCGAACGGAGTGGTGCCGGCGGTGCCGGTGAGACCATACACACCCAGATACTCGGCGTGGATGTCTTCGTTGACGACGTTCGCCAGAGAGCGGATTGCCTCGGACATCTGCATCGGCATGAAGTGAGCGTTCCGCTCGATCTCCACCATTTCCTTGTCGGTCAGGAAGAAGTCGGCCTTCTTCCAGTTGTTGAGCTGAATCTGCACCTTGCCCGGCTGTGAGTTGCCCGGGGTCGGAGGAGTGTTGCTCGGGGTCACATCCGTGGCGGTTACCTCGGAAGGAATCGGCACGTCGATGGTGTCGCCCTTGCTTGCAGCTTCAGATGAATAGTCGCCGTTCACCAGACGCGGCATAATAGCCTGCTCACGCAGAGCCAGAAGGCCACGTGCTAGAATCTTGGCGAGAATGTTGTCAATTGTGTTTGCCATTGAGATATTCTCCAGTTGATTTTAACAAGTGTTTGATGTTTAACCCTCCGGGCCTGCTCAGGCGTCACCGACGTCGAGCGCTTTTACTGCTCTATTTGCTGCCTGTCGTTACTCGCTCACGACCTCGACGTTGCCCTTGGCGATGTCCTCGATGCTGTTGTTCAGCGCCTGCTGATCACGCATCGATACCACCTTCGAGCTAGTCCCGCCGCCCTGCATACCGCCCCGGGCGCCGCCGCCGCTGCTCTGTTCGAACAGGTAGCCGGCTTCCTCTACCAGTGACTGTGCCCACTCATCCATGGAAAGCATGGTTTTACCATCCTTGCCGTACATTACCTTTCCGTCTCTGCCAGTGGGCACTGGCGTACCATCGTCATTGATAGACCACACCGAACGTCCGCGGGAGATGATATCCTGCATCGCACCGGGACGTACACTTGCGACCTTGCTCGCTGCAGCCTGCAACGAGTTGTCGATCACAACCTCGGTCAGCTTCGACTTGAATGTCTTCGTGTCGTTCATCTGCTGTTCGAGGGAATTCTGCAGGGCTTGAATCTGCCCCTCGTAGTCGGAGCGCATGCGCGTGGTGCGCTGCTCCAGTACTTCATCCAGTTTGCCAGCCTCGATCAGCTTCTTCTCGTTCAGCATCTGGAGCTTTTCCATTGCCTCGCGAGCCTTCGCCGGGTCCAGTCCCTCGAAGCTCTTCAGCTGCTTCTGTACATCATCGAATCCCTTCAGCTGCTCCTGCAGCTGTTGCATCTGCTTGTTCAGGTCGATGTTGGTGTTGCGGAACTCGCTGATCCGCGACTTGAAGTCGCTGTCATCAGTGTCGAGCACGTACTCTTCGCCGACCTGCTTGTAATTGTCCCGTAAGCTCTCGGGGATATCTTCCAGTTTCTTGTAGACTACTTTCAATGCCATGTGTTCAACCCTCCGGGTTGTTAGTTACCAAACGACGCGCACTTGTTCAAGAACTCGTCGTCCTTGTCGACGAGCTTGCTCGGTAGCGTGTCCCCTATGAACTCGATCGCATGCGGTCGAGCTTTGGCGAGCTTCGCCAGTGCCACCCCGGATGCCAGCATATCGGGGCGAGTCATCCACTCGCGACCATCGACCATGCCGTGATCCGTCATGTCGACGCCCTCGCGATGTGCGGGACCGTCGGCATACATATCCTCGTCCTTCCGCCATCCGCAGTCGTTGCCGGCGAGGATTACCTTGCGGGCGCCCATGAAGAACGCCGCGGAGACTGCCCGGTTCACGACGTTGTAGCCGCCACCCATGCAGTCGTGTGTCTCGAAGAGCGTGTTGTACAGCTCGACCTCCTTCTCGTACCCGGTGGCAGAATGGAAGATGATCACATTCTCGTCCTTCAGGTACTCGAACAGCTCCGGATCACTTGACGACGCGATGATGTGCGTCATCCCGGGAGCCTTGAAAATCTTGTTCGGGTTCGCGATGTGTGCGCCCGGGTCCATGCTGACGCCGTAGTCAGGCGTTACGCCTTGATCGTAAAGGACCTTGATCGCGGCCTTGCACGCGAAGATGATGGTGCCCTTCTCGTGTTCTTCCTTGATCCGCTCGATCACAGCCGGGTCCTTCAGGGACGGACCGGAACCGACCACCAGCACGACGGGCTTTTTGCCGTCCTTGCGGAGTTCGTTCTTCCGGTAGGTCCGCAGCCCCAGCGAGGCGGCGTGCCGTATGTTCCTGTCGTAGTTCCCGACGTTCGGGTTCACAAATTTGATCCGCTGCCCCTGCGGCTGCGCTTGAATGCTGAGATGTCTTGCGTGTATCGGTAGCTCAATCGGCGCTTGTATCATGCAAAAAGTCCCCTCGGTAAGCTCTTAATCACGAACGCAGACGAGCCTACCGCGGGGACCGCAGCAAAAACAAGCCGGAAAATGTTAATCAATTCCCGGGAGGGTATTATTCGCTATTCGCGAATAGTTACGGACGAATAACGCGCGGGACCGGCAGTCCCATGCGCTGCAATTCCTTTCTGAACTGGTCGTCGCTCATGTCCTGAACTTCGGACAGGAACTCCTCCTGCCCGTCGAACTTTTCGAGCGGCATCAGATCGCCGTTCGGGAACCGTACCGGCTTCCCGTGCTCGTCCGTTAGTACATCGTCATACTTTGCCATGTTATACCTCGATCGGTTCGTCATCCCAGAGCGCATCGGCGATCGCGGAAGCCGCGTACTCCTGCGCGTAACGGTTGTTGTTCTGGTAGCGGTTCATGACCGACCAGACCCCAATGTACGCGCCGTGCCGCTCCATGTCGGGCTTCGGGATACTGTTCTTGAAGTTAGTATACCCGATGTCCTCGATCCTGTCGGCGAGCGCCTTCGCGACCACGTCCCGGGGGAGATACGCCCGCCAGTAGTAGTCTGCCGTCGGATCAGTGAACGTCTCGGCGTCCGGGAAGGTCCGCTCGATGTCACCATCACAGCGCGCCCGCACCAGCAGCCGGTCCCGATCGTTCATGTCTGCCACGATCGACAGCATGGCATTATTCAAAAATACCCACATAGGCAGTTCTCCCTTTCTGGTCCAGCCTGCAGTGTCACACAAGCCGGCGTAAAAGTCAAGGTTTTATTTTCGCGAGCGGCATCTCGAAAAAGTTCGCGACCTCCCGCATTGCCTTTACCCGGGTCGTCTCCGGGTGCTCTTTCAGGTAATCCTCCCAGATTTCCCGCTGCCCCCACGACTGCAGCCCGGGCACCGTGCGCCCGATCGTTACGTCTCCGATCTGCCATTCGTAGTCGGCGATCTGCTTGATCTCCCCGGTGAGCTTGTGCACCGGGTGCCCCATGAAGTCAGCCTGCCACCCGGGGTCGACCCACGCGATCCCGTCCGGAATCTCGAACACCTCCGCCATGTACCTGTCGCGCCCGTCGCCGGCGTCGAAGTACATCGGCACCCGGTCCTCGATCGCTTTCGATAGTGCCTCATTCATCAGTACCTGCTCCCCAGTATGATCACGTCTTCCAGTTTACGCCCGTCGGGCCAGAGACCCTTTGCGAAGTCCCCGCCTTGTTTCTTCGTCCATGCGATCAGGTCATCGACCTGCGACTGACTGCCAAGCCGCAGCTGGAAGTTGTAGTCGTACAACGATACGCCGTTCTTGAAAATGACCTCGTAAAAACTGCGGCTATTCAGGCCGGAACTGTTCAGCTCGCCAGACTTGAACAGGGTCCGCTGGTGCTCCTCGATCCTTCCGTACGGGTCGTCGTAGTGCGCGCGTAAATCTGTGCGCCTCACCAGACGCCCATCAAAGTAGAACCCGGTGCCGTTCGACGCTCCCTTCTGTCGTGCCTTGAAGTATGCGTACGTGCCGCCGCCATTGTTCATATCAGCATCAGGCGACATGCCGTGCGCGGTGAAGTCCTTGCCGCGGCGCAACACGTCCTGCTTGCCGCCGAAGTTCCCGCCGTCTTCGATCAACGCCTTGAAGAACGCCGTCGGGTCGTCAGAACTGTGCACGAAGACGTTCTCGTCCATCCACTTCAGGTCGTCGGGCGCGTACAGGTCCGGGCGTTCGTAATACCTGAAGCCCTGCCCGAAAGATCGCTCGGTACCCGCGGGTCTGTAGTTCGGCAGCTTTCTGATGTCCTCTACACCGTACTCCTCGCTCGCTGCCTTTGCAAGCCTTTCGATCCGGCTGCCCTGATCCGCGGCACGCGTAACGCGGTCCGGGTTCTTGCCCACGGAGGACAGAAGCTGCCGGAGGTAACGCTCTTCGTCGTCCGCGACAGAGGGTCGTGTGTAATCGATCTCCAGCTGATCCAGTGCCTGTTGTATCAGGTTCTTGCCTTCCTGTCCGGCCTTCGGTGCGATCATCTCGACTGTGCCCTGCTGCGCCTTCGGTGCGGTGTCATCCCAGTACCGGATGCGTACACCGTTCGGCAGCTCTGCCTCGAAATAATGCGCCCACGTTTCGCCCGCCCTGCGGAAATGCAGCCGCTGACCGGTGTCCTTCATGAACCCCTTCGAGACTTCCTTGGCGTTGTACGCGCCCTTCGTCCATTTCCATGTGATCGTCGGCGCCTCTTTCTTGACCTCTTCGACAACCTTCTTCTCGACGCGCTTGACCGCCATCGCCTCGATGTTTCCGCCGGACCATCCCCATGTCTGTGCCCCGCCCTCGCCGTTCGCTGTAGCCTTCGACAGTGCCTTCAGGATCGGGTCGTACTTGGCGTCGAACTTGGCGAGGTCGCCGGCATCGATATCGCCGGACCGGATCGCGGTCTCGATCGCATCCCTTGCCGCTTTCCACGAGTCACGCACAGCAGCAACACGTTCAAGGTCGACTGCTCGCGTCTCGCTGTTCGTCGCGATACCTTTCACCGCCTTGATCACAGCGTTATGCAGCGTCTGCGTCTCGTTGATTGCGTCCTTGAGCTTCGGCGGGAGGTTTTCTTCTGCTGCACGCATCGCGCCCGTCGGTCTGAACGGTTGCATGCGCTCGTTCATTGCCTTGTATGCGTCGTTGCGCACCTTGAAGAATGCACCGGTTCTATCTGGCGCGAATCCTGTCGCCTGCGGGCTTGCCTCTTCCCAGAACAGAATCTGCTGGTCCTCGATGTTGAGACCGTCCGACTTACGCGCGTAACCGTTCGCCCGGGCGTTCTGGATTTCCTTCAGCTCGCTGTCCGCGATGAAGTCCTTGTCGGACAGTTTTGCCTGAGTCTTGACCGCCGCCGGCTTCGCGCGCGTTGCGCGTATCTTGAACCGCTTCTTCAGGTCCTGCTGCCGTGCGACGAGGATGTCGATCAGCTCGTCCTGTACCGCCTTTTCCTTCGGTCCGTACTTGACAACGATCTCCGCGATCTCGTCCCGGGTAAGCGCGACAATCTTCTTCGCCGCGGCTTTCATCTGTGCATCGGTAACGCCTGCGAACACAGACGCCGTCTGCCTGTTCGTTCCAGCATTGCGCATGCTGTCCAGTTCGTCGACCGTCTTGCCGAACGCGTTACCTTTAAGCCCGCCCTGTGCCCGGTAGCGTAGGGCGCCGCCCGTGTCGACGCGGATCGCGCGCCCTGCCTTCACGAGCAGGTTGTCGAAGTCCATGCCCACCACGTCCCAGTTGCCCAGCCACGCATCCGCGACAAAACCCTCGGCAGCGTTCGCGACCTTTCCTGCGCGTAACGCCGCGGAGTCGCTGCTCAGTCCGTCGATGATCTTCGACGCGATCGACGGCTTGCCGTTGAGCGTTACGTTGTACATCTCCGGGACCTCGATCCCCAGCTTCTCGTACAGCTTGCCGGCGAGTACTTCGTTCCGTGCAATGTCCTCGGACGCCGGCGTCTTGACGTACCACTTCACCCCTGTCTCGGTGTCCTGATACGTGCCGCCCGGATTCGATCCACCCTGCTGTCCGACCTTCGTCAGCTTGTCCATGTTCGGACCGGGCGCCTTCTCGGTGACGACCTTCGGTGGCGGCTCGGTCTTCGGTGCTTCCTGCAGGACCTCGATCTTCGATTTCAGGTGTACCTTCTGCGCAGATTCGAGCGCACTCTTCGCCTTCGAGGGAGTAGTCGACGCATTCTTGAGCGCCGACTGCAATCCGATCTTCAGACTGTCCTTGATGTTCTGCGGCATGTCGTCGTATGCCGCCTTCGATACGCCGCCTTCGGTGCCGAAGAACTTCTCCGCTGCCTTGATGACGTCGTATCCTTGCAAAGCACCGGAGTCGATGTCCGCCGCCAGTGCTGCCGCCTTGTTCTGGTACTGCTCGACCGTCGCCTCCATAATCGGCACGCGCGGCGGTGCTTTCTTCGCGGCGTTCGGTGCTGTCTTCTCGATCGCTTCGATCGCTTTCGCCAGTCCGTTCTTGTCTCCGGAACCAAGTGTCTGCAGCAGTTTTGCGGCGCTCGCTTCTGTCAGCTGTCCGGCGGAGTAGTCCGTGAGCTTCGCGACTTCCGCGATCAGCTGGTCGCCGTTCATGTCTGTTGACAGCCATGTCTTGTACAACTTATCGGCTTCTGCTGGTGTTGGCAGCTTCGGAGCCTGCGCCTTCGCGACTGGGTTCGCCTTGATCGCGTCGAGCGCCTTCTTCAGGGAGGTAGCGTCCTCTACCGCCACAGCCTGCACGTACTTCGATGCGAGCTTCGGTGTCAGTTGCTCAACCGGAACCTTGAGGAACTTCGAGACGGTCGACATCAGCTCGTCGTCGGTAACGGCATCCTGTAACCACTTCACGTACAGGTCGTCGGCCTTCGCCGGCGTCATCTTGACTGCAACCGCCCGCGCCGGCGCCGGCGGCTTCAATGGCGTCTTCAGTGCCCCGAGAGCGTCCGCGCCGTTGACGATCTTCTCGCCGAGTGTCTTTGCGGTCTTGGTATAGCCGCTGGCGAACGCTTCCAGCCATTCAAGCGCGTCGTTGAATGCAATCGCCTTCGGGTCAGTGATATCGAACTGGTGAGCGACCAGCTTCAGCAGGTGATCAGGTGAGACGTCGCTCGCGATGTTGTTGTACTCTGTCAGGAATTCCTGCGCGACTTTCTTCGACGCTTTGAATACCTGCCCGTCCTGTATGACCTGCGCGAGTTCGCCCTTCACCGCCTTGATATCGGCAGCCAGTGCCTCGGGCGTAGCGTACGAACTGATCGGCTTGACCGGCTTGTTCAGGAAATACTTCGCCTTGTTCAGTGCCCCGATGTTGTCGCTCTGGATCAGCTGCTCCAGCACATGCTCGGCTTCGCCGGCGACCTCGTTGATCGCTTCCTTCGCCGCAACCTTTGCCGCTGTAGCTGCATAATCGTCGAGGATGTCGAACGCCGCGTCCGTTGTCAGGGTGTTCGGTGGCACGCCCTTGATCTGCGCTGCCATCTCGACCATCTTCTCGCTTGACAGGTTGATGTCGCCGCTCACAACCTCGTCGACATACTCCGGCGTCGGTAGCGGCTTGCCCTTCAGAGCGGAAGCCTTGAGCTTCACGATCGCATCGTCGATCTTGTCCGCCAGCTCCCACGGCTCCAGCTTGAGCAGGTCTTCGCCCAGAATCTCGCTTGCCTTGACAGCCGCTGCGGAATCAGTGATCCACTCGTCTGCCCACTGGTTGACCAGTTGCTGCAGCTGCACCACTTTCTCGTCGTCCGCGACCGGTGCGGCTGCCTTGAACGGCACGCCTTTCTTCTCGGCGATCTGCTGCAGGACCTTCTCTTGCCCTGCGGCATCCAGTGAGTCGAACGCCTTGACCGCGGACGGCGGTGGCGTCTTGCCGGCGATGACCGCCTTCTTGTAATTGACTAGCCCGTCGGTGATCTTCTTCTTCGCCTTCGCGATCTCGACTTCTTTGTCAACCAGTGCCAGTTTCTCGGAAGCCGCCAGATCATCCCACGCCACAAGGTCGGACGCGATATCCTGCCCGTACTTCGCCTTCGCAGAGGTCAGTGCCTTCTTCTCGATCGTGGCCTTCTGCGCGGCGTACTTGTCCAGTTTACGCTGCGCTGCCTTGTCCGCGGCGGCTGCCTTGTTCGCATTGAGCGCGGCGCTTGCTTCATTCGCCCACTTTTCCAGATCATCCAGCTGCATCAGCTTGACCACGTCCTTCGTGTTCTGCTGGAGCGGTGCGCCGTTGATGATGTTGTCGAGGTAGTTCGCCTTCGCCTGTGTCTTCAGGTCGTCGGCGGACGTGACGAGCTTCTTCAGCATACCCTCCGGCAGCAGGTCAGACGGGAGCACCCCCATCTCTTTCTTCAGGGCGTTGATCGCTTTCATCTTCAGCTGCAGATCGGCCTTGATCATCATGTCCTGCACATGCTGCGCGGCTTCTGCCTGCTTGTTCCAGATCGCGACCTCGTCCGCTGACAGGGACTTGAATACACTTATTGTCTTCTCATCCATGAGATCGCCAGTCACGCTCGTGACAATATAGTCTGCCTGCGCGGCTTTCTTCGTAACGAGTGCGGACTTCGCTGCGTTAATCTCCGCCTCCAGTGCGGAGAATTCTGCTTCAGGGAGTCCGGCGATGATGTCCTCGACCGCGTTCGAGACGCCCTTGCCCTCGATCAGTGCTGCCTTGTACTCAGCCTTTGCCGCCTTGATCTCCTGCGCAGCTTCGGCTGCGATCTTCTTCAGCTCTTCGGCCTCTTTCATGACCGCGGCGACTTCGTCCGGCGGAGCCTTGAGCAGGGTTGCCAGTGTGTCGTCGTCGACTGCCTTGTTCGCGAGCGCCGCCTGCTTGTACGCTGTCTTCGCTTCCGCGATCTGCTGCGCGAGTACCTGCTCTTCCTTTGCGGTTGCTATCGCGGCACGCTTGAGCGTTGCGATCTGCTCCTGCAGTGCGCCGTATGCCTCATCGCTCAGGGAGTTGATGATCTTCGATGCACTCGGTGGTGGCGGGACGCGATCCAGCATTGCCTTGATATACTGCGCCTTCGCTTCCTCCAGTGCCTTCTCGGCTGCGATCTTCGCCTCGACGGCTGCCTGTACCTCGGTCGTGATCGCCGCCTTCTCAGGGGCGCTCAGGCTGTCATACGCGGCCTGCGCTGCCTTGTTCGGCTTCACCCCATCGGACACCGCGACCTTGTACTCTTCAACCTGTGCCTGCAGCTTCTTGATCTGCAGCTCTTCCGGGATGCCGCCCTTGCCGATCAGCTTCGGCTTCGCGCCCTGATTGTCGTAGAACTCCCACTTCGTGAACTTCTTCGACAGCTCCTCGAACACCGCCTCGTTCGCCGTGTTACTGAGCACAACCTTCGGCGGGACGAAACGTCCAGAATAGTCGCCCTTCGGACCCTTGAACCGCTGCACCGTACGCACCGCTGCCTTCTGCGGCGGGAGGAACATGTAGTACCCCTCGGTCTGATAACCGGCAGCCTCGTACTTCGCCATGCGTGACAGCGGGGTGTTGATCGAGCGCAGCGTACCGTCCCACACGACGTTTAGTCCGTGCTTGCGCGCGGTCGCGTCGATGCGGTTCAGGATGAAGCCTGCCTCGTCGTGATACAGGAACGCGTTCCAGCCGTCGTACCCGGGGAGCATCGCCTTGATCTTGTCGTTGTCCAGCACGATGAACTTGTTCTCGTCCAGCACGCCCAGACCGCCCTTGCTCTTCGGGGTCGTGAGACTGCCCTTGCCCGACGCACCGCGCCCGCCCAGCATGACGAACCGCGGCTGCTCGCCGGCTGCCGGCGTTGCTGCCTTGATCGTTGCCTCGTTGATAAACGCGTCGACGATGTCGTCGTGCACTTCTGCGACGCGCTTCGGGTCCCACTCGCCGTTCTTCATGTAGATCGAGGATGTGGTCTTCTGCGCCTTCAGCTTGTCGGCGGTATCCCAGAGCTTCGCCTGTGTGACGTCGTCGAACGAGTCGACAATCTGCTCAGGCGTAACGCTTGTATCCGCGAACGCCTTGTACCACTGCGTCGGACTTGCGAACTCCACGCCCGCGACGTTCTGCGTCTCGGCTGCACGCTTGAGCGCTTCCTCCAGTGATATCTTCGGCGAGCCGAACTTCGCGATCAGTTCGTCGATCGTGAGCGGGTTGTGCGACTGGTCGACCAGATCACGGAAGTCGATCTGCCCTGCCTTCCACATGCGGAACTTGACCGGCTTCAGCACGTCGAGCTGGAAGCCCGGGTCCTGCATCGACAGCCAGTCCTCGTAATCCAGCTTGTCGGACACGAGTCCGTCCATGCTTGCGCGTAACCCTCTGCGCTTGCTCGGCGGTAACGCGTCGAGCTTCTTCTTGATCTTCGGGTTCTTCGTCAGTTCGCTCCATGACTTCGTGACTGGCACGAGCGTCGAGCGGCAGTTGAAGTGCGCCGGCGGAGGACCAAGGAACGGTGTCTTTGTTGGCGGGATCGGATCGCCGCCCAGATACCACGACTCCTGATCGAGTCCCTTGCAGATATCGCTTGTCCGGGAGTCCAGTGTCGACAGCCACTGCATGCCCTTGATGACTGCAGCGTTCTGCGCGTACGTCGCGAGCCGTGCCTTGTTGGCGGATGCCATGACCGCGGACCGGGTGAGCGTCTGTGCCTGCGAGCGCGACGCCTGCATGATCCCGTCCTTGAATCCGTTCGCCGCTGTGCCCCTGACACGGCGCGCGATCTCCGGAATCGATTCACCGTTGACGATGCCCATGCGCATTTGGTTGAGGAACTTCGTCTGCAGGTCCTCGCTCTGCTTGTTGAACCACTGCGCGATCGGGGCGCCCTCGATCATGGTCTTGCCCGGGAGCGTCTTCAGGACGTTGAGGTCGAGCTTCTTCAGTCCGAGGTCGACCGTCACTGCCCGGTTGAGTTCTGTCAGCACGATGTCGCTCTGGTGCCCGCCGACCTTCACCATCGTGTCGCCCAGCAGGTCCGTCATCTGGGTGTACGCTTTCTTGATCGTGGGCGCGATCGACTGCGCGATCAGCTCTGCCTGCTTGATCGTGGGCGTGGCGATTGCTCCGGACATGGTGCCGAACTTCGCCAGCTTCGTCATCGCGTCCTTCTCCAGCCCTTTCAGGACTCCGAGAATCTGGCGACGCGTGCCAGCATCGACACGCATCAGGTCGATGTCGTGCTTCAGCAGTGCCTTCGCATAGCGGGTTGAGAAATTATCTGCCATTCTTCGGCTTGTCCGGTTTCGGTGCAGTCTTCTGCGCGTGCGCTAGTGCGCTCGCGCCGCAATACACCCGACCTTCGTAGCCGTACTGGTAACACGCACGCCCGAGCCTTGCCGGGTCTTTCACTTTTCTGACCTTGCTCATTCGTCCCCCATCATCTGAGCAAATAACAAGAGGATTTCCGCATCCTCGTCGTACACCGCCGGCAGTGTATCATGCTGCAGCTCTGTGTACGAAGCCAGCTCGACCACTGCGTCGAACACCCCCCGGTGCCCGTGGAACCGATTCTCGGCATGGTAGAGCGCCGTATTCGCGCCCCCATCCAGACCTATGTCCAGATACCCGATGTGCCAGTGTGCAGCCTCTGGTGCCCTCACAGGGGCATAATCGACGCTGCTCCATGCTTCGAACTCCAGCTCTGCCGTCCCGACGTGCCCGAAGGCCCGCGGACCCGGGAAGAATGCACTGATCGAGCCGCCTTCGGGTACGAACTCGACCGGGTCTGTGTAGTGCACGTATTCCCGGGCCGCGAGAACCGGTTCATCTGGTAGCCGCGCCCTCTCGAACGTAACGTCTGCGCTGCCGGCGATCTCCAGAACCACCGCGCCGTCCGCGTAGTAGGTCCCGTCCGCCGGCATGTACAGCGACTGCGTGCTGGACTCCAGTACCAGATCGCCGCCGTGCGTGTCGGTTGTCAGGTGCTCCAGTGCTGATTGAGTAGTCGACTCCAGAATCAGCGCGATGGAACTCTGCGCTCTGTACAGGTGCGACAGCCATGACTCCGCTGCACCGTCGATCGTAACGTACAGCGTTGCGGTATGCTTGAAGTCCCGCGGCGCCGGCGCGCGGATGTGCTGGAAGCCGGTCTCGCCGTCGAGCGTTAGCTCGATGTACGCAGCGTGCGTATAGAGGCGAGGATACTCATGGCGCCATTCCCGCGGCGCTCTGCCCGGGCGCCATCCGCCTGTAACGGGAGGCGTTACAATGACGCTCGGCTCGGCGACCTTCTGCTGGATGACCCCGTTCGTGGCGAGCGTGATCGCGACGCCCGAAAGGACGCCGACCGTCGCTAGTGTTAACGCGCGATTCTTGAAGGTCGCCATCAGTGGAGCCTGCCGCCCGCGATATTGTGCTCGATCTGGTCAGCCAGTGCCCGAAGCACCTTGCTCACCTTTTCGCGTGAGTCCTTCTCCGTCAATCGCGCAACATGTACATGTG